GTTGTATATGGCCTCGTACAAAAATCAGGAAAAATAGGTCTGTTAACCAAGGCTGGTTTACACAGCAGCCCACACACTTCTAAATGAGAATTATTATCATTAAAGTTTCATGCACTATATACTTAACAGTTCTGACTAGATACTTAACATACCCCCTACATGGACCAGAGGCTAGGGAGGTACAACATATTTCATTCTTTCTAAAAGAAAAGCTTGACATTGTTTTGTATATGTGTAAAACTACCAGTACCTGCACCATGTATGCTTTTGACATACAGGCGATACGAAGAAAAAGTATAGGCTACCTTCCGGCTACAGGTAAAGAAATGAGCTTGCAATCGGCTGCTGAAGAGAAAAGACTCGGGAGGGGAAACTTTGAGGCCTCATTGTTTCTCTTGTCCTGAATACTGGCAGTGATGACACCTTACACTGACCAGACTAGACTTGATGTGGGTACTTGTTAAAAGCTGTTGCTAAAAGGGTGGGCTAACAACAGCCATAGATGAACACATCCCTTATGGGCTTTCTAGGTGTATGTTCTAGATATTAGGGGTAGGTAGTCTGTATTTCACTATGTGATATGTACAGAGTTCTTACAAGTAATGGTAGTTGTTTCTTCATAGGACTTCTACCGTTACCTCTATAGACATACATTGGGATAGGTTGTTATGATTGGCATTAAATGCTGACATACCACCTTAGCTAGGCTATGCTTGTGTTATTAATACAAAGTGTGTTAGCATGAAGCATTATGGCAACACCTTTATACACAAGACAACAATTAGAGGACAGAGGACTATCAAACTCATATCCTTACAGTATGTTTAGCTTAGCCTCATTAGCTCTGCACAGGGGCTATGCAGACAAGATGCATTTGTTTCACAGTGATGTTTATTATGTTAGAGCAGCACTGGAGAAAAACACAGGATATGTATTCCCCTTAGACAAGGTTGAAGAGGCTATGAGAGCTGAGGGATGGAAAGAACACAGACATCTTCCTAAGAAGAAACGACATGGCAACAAAATCAAAAGTTAATGCTGCTGGTAATTACACCAAACCTGAGATGAGGAAGGCTTTATTCAATCAGATTAAAGCTGGTACTAAGGGTGGTGATGCTGGTGAATGGTCTGCTAGGAAGGCTCAGCTTTTGGCTAAGCAATATAAAGCTAAGGGTGGTGGTTACAAATGAAGCCTTCTCAAGAGTCTCTTAAAGAGTGGACTAAGCAGAAGTGGACTACGAGTGATGGTAGTCCCTCTAAAGGAAAGAAGCGTTATCTTCCTGAGGCTGCTTGGAAGTCTTTGTCAGCTTCTGAGAAGGCTGCAACGAATAAAGCTAAAGCTGCAGGTGATAAAGCTGGTAAGCAGTTTGTTAAGCAGCCAAAGGCCATTGCTAAGAAAGTGAGTAAGTTCAGATGATTACAAGAGCTGGTGAAGAGTTTTCAGGGTATAACAAGCCTAAGGCTACCCCTAAGCATCCTACGAAGAGTCATGCTGTGTTAGCCAAAGAGGGTGATAAAGTTAAGCTTATTCGATTTGGACAGCAGGGTGTTAAAGGTGCTGGTGCTCATCCAACTACAGAAAAAGAAAAAGCAAGGCAAAAGAGTTTTAAGGCTAGGCATGCTAAAGACATTGCCATAGGTAAGATGTCTGCAGGGTATTGGGCAGACAAAGTGAAATGGTAACTAAAAGGAGAAACTATGGCTACCGAAGCAGAAAAAGTAAAGATGTATAGAGAGAAGGCTAAAGATGAGTCTATCCCTCAAGAGGTGAGAAACACTTACCTAGACAGAGCTAATGAGCTGGAGCGTAAGATGTATGAAGCTGCTAAAGCTGGTACTACTCCTACTCCTTCTACTCCTCCAACTAAATTGGCAAAGGGTGGTATGATTGTTAATAAAGGTATTGGTGCTTCTATGAAGCCTCATAATGTGTTTGGTACAAAGGGGAAGAAATAATGGCTATGAACAAACCAATTAAAGAAGGTAAAGAAACTTACGCTTCTAAAGGTGCAATGATGAAGCATGAGAAGAAAGAGCCTATGAAGAAAGAGAAGGCTGAAGAGAAGATGGCTAAGGGTGGTATGGCTAAGAAGCCAGCTATTGCCATTATGATTGGTGTTGGTAAACCTAAGGCTAAGATGGCTAAAGGCGGCATGGCTAAGAAGAAGTGCTGATATGGCAACAACTCCTAAGCTCTCTAAGAAGCAGCAAGCCAAGGTTGGCAAAGTGATGCATGAGTTCAAGACTGGCACTCTGCATTCTGGCAAAGGTGGCAAGGTTGTTAAAAACCCAAAGCAGGGCATTGCCATTGCTTTGTCTGAAGCTTCACGGATGAAGAAGAAGTAATGATATATTCTTATCCAAGCCAGATACAAATAACTAGCAGTGGAAACACTGTTAGTTTTGGTGGTACTAACACAGATGCATTTGGAAGACTTCGTGTAAGTCAGCCATATACATTGTTTGATAGTCAGAATAGATATGCAATTGATAATCAATTCAGTACTTCCACTTCTGGTTCTGGAGCTGCTACTCATCTTTCTAATGAGTCTTCTGTAAGTATGGCTGTGTCTACCACCTCAGGTGATGAAGTGGTTAGACAGACCTTTAGAGTGTTTCCCTACCAGCCCGGTAAGAGTTTGTTGTTATTGGCTACCTTTAAAATGGATACAGCCAAGACCAACTTGAGACAGAGGGTTGGTTATTTCAATACTGCCAATGGTGTGTTCTTAGAACAGGGTGCTAATGGTATTACCTTTGTTTTAAGAACATCTACCAGTGGTAGTGTTAGCGATGCTAGATATGTAGCTAAGGCCAACTGGAATGGTGATAAGCTAGATGGTACTGGTGCTAGTGGTATCACTTTAGATTTAACCAAGACACAAATCTTGTTTATGGATTTTGAGTGGCTTGGTGTTGGTAGTGTTAGGTGTGGATTTGTTATCAATGGTGAATTCATTGTTGCTCATACATTCCACAATGCAAATACACAAACATCTGTGTATATGACTACTGCCGTTCTGCCTATTCGTTATGAAATAACTAATACTGGAACTGTAGCTTCTTCATCAACAATGAAACAAATTTGTTCTTCGTTGATGTCTGAAGGGGGGTACGAAGCCACCTCTATTGAACATTCAGCAAGAATGGTATCTACAACAACAGGAACATACTTAACAACAACATTTAAACCATTGGTGTCAATTAGAATGGCATCAACAGCTTTGGGTGCTGTAGTACTTCCTTACAATTTAAACTTCTTACCTACTACCTCAGACAATTATGAGTTAGCTTTATTTAAGAATACAACACTGACAACACCAACATGGACTGCAGTTTCTTCAGATGCTAATGTGGAACAAGACTTAGCATCCACTTCTATGTCTGGTGGTACTCTTGTATATAGCGAATTCACCACAGGTAAATCAGGAAGAGTTCCTTTAGCTACTGGATCTGGTTATAACTGGGACTTGCAGCTAGGTACTTCTTTAACTGGTGTAAGTGATATTTATACACTAGCTGCTAGAACACTAGCTTCGACTGGTGGCGGTATAGGTTCTCTTTCTTTTTATGACTTAACACAATGACCAGCAAAAATAGAAGCTTAGGGTTAACGCTAACAACTAGTAACGCAGATGTCTACATTGTGCCTACTAGTTTTAAAGCCACCATCGATTCCATCCTCATCAGTAATATCACATCTTCGGCTGTTACTTTTAACTTAGACTGGTATAAATTGTCTAATACAACTTACTACCCGATTGCTACCACTGTGAGGATGGAACCTAACAGTGTGTTACAAATTACAGATGCGTTGTATCTGGAAGCTGGTGATAAATTAAGAGGACTGGCAAGTGCTGGTAGCTCTATTGTTGTATCTGTTCGAGTGAAAGAACAGTTTGCCGTATCTAACTTGTAAGGAAACATCATGGCTACTAAATGGATTCAAGAAGCTATTAAGAAACCCGGTGCTTTGAGAAAAGAACTGGGTGTTAAGGAAGGCAAGACCATTCCTGCTAAAACATTGGCAAAGGCTGCTAAGGCTCCCGGTAAAACTGGACAAAGAGCTAGACTTGCACAAACATTGAAGAAGATGAAATAATGGCTAAGAGAGAACTAAACGAACAGCAGAAGAAGTTCATTGAGGTGTTATTTGCTGAGGCTGGTGGTAATCCGGCTAAGGCAAGACAGCTTGCTGGCTACAGTGAAGGCTATGCCACTAAGATGATTATGGACACTCTCAAGGAAGAAGTGATTGAAGCTACACAGCTTTACATCGCCATGAATGCACCTCGTGCAGCTATGGCTGTTGTTAGTGGCATTGCTGATCCTACAGAGCTTGGCTTGAAAGAAAAACTCAATGCTGCTAAAGATTTGTTAGACAGGGCTGGTCTGGTGAAAACAGAAAAAGTTCAGGTGGAAGCACCTAACGGCATTATGATTTTGCCAGCCAAAGACAAGAGTGAGTGAAAGAGACTTAGGGGCTTGGATACTTCCACAGCCTAGAGATAAGGAGACATATGTACCTATACCTAAAATTGGTAGAACTATACCGTTTGGCTACAGACAAGATGAAACAGATCCTGACCTCTTGCAGCCAATACCTGCGGAACTTGAAGCGTTAGAAAAAGCTAAGAAGCATCTGAAACAATATCCTTCTAGGCAGGTAGCTGCTTGGTTGACTAAGGTGAGTGGCAGAGAGATTAGTCATGTTGGTCTTTTAAAGCGAATAAAGAATGAGCGAAAGCACGGATACAAATCCACTACTTACCGCAACCTTGCCCGAAGGCTCCAAAAAGCCCTTGAGCAAGCGCAGAGGTACGAAAAGAGGCTCGGCAAAGAAGACCAAAGCGGATACTTCGAGTCAGAAAGCTACAGCAAGCTTACCGAATATATCGATAGCAAGCTCGCCAGAGACACCTCTAGCGATTCCTGAAGACAGGGAAGTATTGTTTAAGCCCAACCCCGGGCCTCAAACATTCTTCTTAGCATCATCAGAGAGGGAAGTGTTGTATGGTGGTGCTGCTGGTGGTGGTAAATCTTATGCCATGCTTGCAGATCCGCTTAGGTATATGGTGCATCCACAGTTTTCTGGGTTGCTTTTGCGTCACACGACAGAAGAACTTCGAGAACTTATCTGGAAAAGCCAAGAGCTTTATCCAAAGATTTACCCCGGCATCAAGTGGAGTGAGCGAAAGATGCAGTGGGAAGCACCATCAGGGGCTAGACTATGGATGTCTTACCTTGATAGAGATGAAGATGTGTTGAGATATCAGGGTTTAGCGTTTAGCTGGATTGGTTTTGATGAGTTGACGCAGTGGCATACGCCATTTCCGTGGAACTATATGCGTTCTCGACTGCGTACAGCAGCGTCAGACCTACCAATCTTCATGAGAGCCACTACCAATCCGGGTGGACCGGGTCATGCTTGGGTGAAGAAGATGTTTATTGACCCTTCTCCAGCAGGAAAAGCCTTCGATGCCACCGATATTGAGAGTGGAACCACCCTAGTGTATCCCAAAGGACACAGTAAAGAGGGGCAACCGCTGTTTAAGCGTAGGTTTATCCCTGCTATGTTGACGGATAACCCCTATTTGATGCAAACAGGTGACTATGAGACGATGTTGTTGTCTCTTCCTGAGCATCAACGCAAGCAATTGCTAGAAGGTAACTGGGATATTGCAGAAGGTGCTGCATTTCCTGAGTTTAATAGGCAGATTCATGTGGTTGAACCCTTTGACATCCCTAAAAACTGGGCAAAGTTCAGGGCTTGTGACTACGGCTACGGCAGTTATAGTGCTGTTGTGTGGTTTGCTGTAGCTCCTAGTGAGCAATTGGTAGTTTATCGTGAACTTTATGTTAGCAAAGTACTTGCTAAGGATTTAGCTCACATGGTTTTGAAGGCTGAGGAAAATGATGGGACTATCCGCTATGGTGTTCTTGATAGTAGTTGCTGGCATAAGCGTGGTGACACAGGTCCGTCTCTTGCTGAGCAAATGATCTTGGAAGGTTGTAGGTGGAGGCCAGCAGATCGTAGTGCAGGTAGCCGTGTATCAGGTAAGAATGAGATACACCGTAGACTTCAGCTCGATCCCTTTACAGAACAACCAAGAATGGTTATAACAAGCAACTGTATCAATACAATTGCACAGCTTCCTATCATTCCTTTGGATAAAAGAAACCCAGAAGATATTGATACGAAGTCAGAGGATCACTTATATGATGCTCTTCGGTATGGAATTATGAGTAGACCCAGAAGTAGTATTTGGGACTATAATCCAGCCACATCTAAACCCTCTGGTTTAATTGTTGCTGATCCAGTGATGGGATATTAAAGGTAAATTATGGCAGAGAAACAATCTTTCATGGACAGTGATCCTATTGCACTGAATGATATTAAGAAAGATGGGGAAGATACTTTCCAAGCAGATTCACTTGTTAAGTATATTCAACAGCTTTTTAGTAAGTCTGAAGAAAGTCGTATCACTGACGAAACTCGTTGGTTGAAAGCTTATAGAAATTATCGTGGCCTGTATGGTCCTGATGTTCAATTCACTGAGACAGAGAAGTCTCGTGTGTTTATTAAAGTTACAAAGACAAAGACACTGGCTGCATATGGTCAGATTACAGATGTCTTGTTTGCTAATAATAGATTTCCTTTATCTGTAGATCCTACACCTATTCCTGATGGTGTATCTGACTCTGTTCACTTCGATCCAACAGAGCCACCCGGAATGGAAGATACAGAACTTGACTTGCCTTCTATGCCTTTTGGTTATAAAGGTGATGGTAATGAACTTCCTCCCGGAACTACAGCATACAACCTTGGTCCTCTCAAGAACAAACTGAAAGATGTTAAGAACATCAAAGAAGGTCCGGGTGCTACACCTACCAGCATTACATTCCATCCTGCTGCTGTTGCAGCTAAGAAGATGGAGAAGAAGATTCATGACCAGTTAGATGAGAGTGGTGCTAACAAGCATCTTCGTTCTACTGCGTTTGAGATGGCTCTGTTTGGTACAGGCATTATGAAGGGTCCATTTGCCCTAAATAAAGAATATCCAAACTGGGATGAGACAGGCAAGTATACGCCTACGATGAAAACTGTTCCTGAAGTTTCTCATGTTTCTATATGGAACTTCTATTGGGATCCAGATGCAGTGAACATGGATCAATGCCAGTATGTTATTGAGCGTCATAAGATGAGCAGAACAGAACTGTATGCATTGAAGAGAAGACCTTTCTTCCGTGGCAATGTCATTGATCAAGTTGTTGAAGGTGGCGAAGGCTACATCAAGAAGTATTGGGAAGATGATCTTAGAGACTATGCTCCTCGCTTCGGTGTTAACAGATATGAAGTGTTGGAGTTCTGGGGCAATGTCTCTATCGACTTGCTCAAAGAGAATGATGTAGAGATTCCCAAAGAACTTGAAGACATGGAAGAGTTGCAAGCCAACATCTGGTATTGCAATGGCTCTATCTTGCGTCTTGTTCTCAATCCATTCAAACCAGCAAAGATTCCCTATCACGCTGCTCCGTATGAACTGAACCCATACTCACTTGCTGGTATTGGTGTTGGTGAAAACATGAGCGATACACAGATGCTCATGAATGGTTTCATGCGTATGGCTGTGGATAATGCTGTGTTGTCTGGTAACTTGGTGTTTGAGATTGACGAAACCAATATGGTTCCCGGTCAAGAACTCTCTGTCTATCCCGGCAAAGTGTTTAGAAGACAAGGCGGTGCTCCCGGTCAAAGCTTGTTTGGAACTAAGTTTCCCAATGTGGCTGCTGAAAATTTGCAACTGTTCGATAAGGCAAGACAACTTGCTGACGAATCAACAGGCATTCCATCGTTCTCTCATGGACAGACAGGTGTATCTGGTGTAGGCCGTACTGCTGCTGGTATCAGCATGTTGATGAATGCTGCATCAGGTAACATTAAAACTGTTATCAAGAACATTGATGACTACTTGCTTGAGCCTTTGGGTAAAGCCTTCTTCAGCTTTAACATGCAGTTTGATTTTGATGCTGAGATCAGAGGTGACTTGGAAGTTAAGGCTAAGGGTACAGAAAGCTTGATGGCTAATGAAGTTAGAAGCCAGCGATTAATGCAATTCTTGCAAATCGCTAGTTCTCCAGCTTTGATGCCGTTTGCTAAGTTTCCTTACATCATCAAAGAAATTGCAAAGAGTATGGACTTAGATCCAGACAAGGTGACTAACAGTATGGAAGAGGCTGCATTGCAAGCCTACCTGCTGAAACAACATCAGGAAGCAACAGGCACTACGCCTCCTGCTCCTGCTGAAGGTGCTCCCGGTGTACAAGATATGACTGGTGGCGGTGGTGGTAATATTGGCGTTGGTGCTGCACCAGTGCCGGGTGAACAAGGATTTGCAGGTAATGTCCAACAGCAACAAGCCGTTCCTCCCCAAGCTTAAACAGCTTGCTAGTAACCATTTACAGTGGGAAGCTTTCTGCGATATGCTTGACTACAATGTAGCTCAGCAACAAAGAAAGCTTGAACAAGCTGTAGAGATGAGTGATGTTTTTAAGGCACAAGGAGCCATTGCTGCTTTGCGCCATCTTAAATATTTGAGAGATGAAGTAAATGCTGAACAATGATATGAATAGACTCTTCGCTGATGGAGGTATTAATCAGCAAGGTGGCACTGTAGATCCAGTGAGTGGTAATGAAGTTCCACCGGGTGCTATGCAGAAAGAAGTTAGAGATGATATCCCTGCTCAATTGAGTGAGGGTGAGTTTGTTATTCCTGCAGATGTGGTTAGATATATTGGTCTTGAAAGATTGATGAAGCTTCGTGATGAAGCTAAAGCAGGTCTTGCTCGTATGAATGAGATTGGTCAGATGGGCAATGCTGATCAAGTAAAAAATCCAGAAGCTTTACATGGTGATGAGTTTGGGCAAGAGATTGATGACATCATGGCTGAGGTGGACAGTGAAGGTGGTGATAAGCACTTTGCTGCTGGTGGTTTTGCTGCTCCTAATACTGACTATTTAGCTAAGTACAACATTCCTAAAACATCTATTACTAATCCAGCTTTAGATGTTAGAGCTTACAAGAATGCTGAAGGTAGAGTGATGTATATCACCTTCTTCAACGATAAACCATCCATTCAAATTCCTGCTGGTTATGAGTTTGCTGGTACAGCTAATGAATTCTTAGCGGAAGTTAAAAAGACAGCGGATGCTAAAAAAGATACTACTGTTACAGCAACAGAAACAATAGATGGTGGGGGACCCGGAGGAGATTCTGGAACTACATCTGGTGGTGCTGATGTAGGAACTAGTACAGGTATTAGCGGAACTTCTATTGGTAACTCTGCTATTGGTGTTGCTATTGGAACCATTGCTAATGCTATTGATAGCATTACTAATTCCATTACGGACACAGTCGCAGCTCCTGTAGCTGTTACGGATGCTGTTGCTTCTACTGTATCTAACAATAATTCTAATGACTCTAATGATTCTGATGGAATTGGAGCAACTCAGGGATCTGGTAATAATGGTGGTGATGAAGGTGCTGGAGAAGATAGCACAGGAACTGTTGGAGCACCAAGTGATTCTTCCGCTTCTGCTACCTCTGCTGATGGTGCTTCTAGTGGCGATAGTAGCAGTGGCGATGGTGGAGACGGTGGTAGTTTAGCCAAAGGTGGTTTAGTTACTAGTCGCTTGAAAACTACAACACTTGCTCAAAAAAGAGGCATTGCTTCTAAGAAATAATACTATATAATTAGCATACTCAAGCCAGAGGTGGGCTGGTGAGTATCAACAATTTCCCACCATCATTGGCTACCTATCTCCCTGTATTGACAGCTACAGTTAGCCCCAACTTAAAAGGTATGTTATGACAACAGAAGTAGTGCTTGATCAAAAGCAAGAAGTAAAAGCGTTTTCGCCTTTCGGTAAACGAAACTCTACTGAGGAGCGTATTAAGGAAGACGAAGAAGAACTGAAGAGGCTCCAAGAGGAAAACAATCCCTCTGAAGAAGGCAACTCAGACTCTGGTGCAGAACCAGAGAGTGCAGAAGAGAAGAGTTTTAAGAAGCGTTATGGCGATCTTCGTAGACATTCTCAACAGCAACAAACGCAACTGCAAAGTCAGATTGATGCATTGAAAGCTCAACTGGAGCAGTCTACTACTAAACAAATTAAGTTTCCTAAAACTGAGGCAGAACTTAATGAATGGGCAGCACAGTATCCTGATGTTGCTAAGATTGTTGAAACCATTGCCATGAAGAAGGCAAAGGAACAGGCTAAGGAAATTGAAGACCGTTTCCGTCAGCTTGATGAAAGAGAACAACAAACTGCTAAGGAAAGAGCAGAGACTGAGTTAATGCGTTTGCATCCAGACTTTGGTTCTATCCGTGATGATGATGCATTCCATGACTGGGTTGAAGAACAACCTAAGTGGGTGCAACAAGCGTTGTATGAAAACGACACTGATGCTAAGGCAGCAGCTCGTGCTATTGATTTATACAAAGCTGACAAAGGTATTAAGACTAAGAAAGAATCTAGTTCTAAGGATGCAGCACAGAGCGTAGGCACTAGAGGTGCTCGTTCTACACCCGCTTCTGAAGATACAAATGGTACTTTCTATGAGTCTCAAGTTAGTAAGATGAGTACTCATGAGTATGAAGCTAACCAAGAAGCTATTTCAAAAGCTATCAAATCTGGTAAGTTTGTATACGATTTGAGTGGTAGTGCTCGATAAGTATTGACAAAAGTTATATTGCTGATATAACTTTAATAGAGCGAAAAGGGTAGCTCCCCTGACTGTGCTAACTCACAGCCTAGCTCTTTATATCTAGTTAGGGATTGTTATGGAAGAAGTAAAGACTTGCCGTGCCTGTGGAATATCTAAACCATATTCTGATTTTTACAATAAAAGAAACGATTGTAAAAAGTGTGCAATAGATAGGTCAGCTAGAAATAGTATTTCTTATGTTCCTTTACATGAAAGAGATATTATTTCTAGGTTCAAGAATCTTTGTACTAAAGCAAAGAAAAGAACAAAAGATTTTTCTATCATGAGTTCAGATTTATCTGATTTATGGGAGAAACAAAATGGTCGATGTGCTTATACTAAATTGCCGCTGCTTGCAACAGCCAACCAATTTAATACAGTAAGTCTCGACAGAGTAGATAGCAGTAAAGGGTATGTTGTTGGTAACATTCAACTTGTCTGTACAGCTATCAATAAGATGAAACAAGAGTACACTGAAGAGATGTTTCTTTTGTTTTGTCTGCTAGTAACGCAAAACAGTAAACTGTCAGAATCACCTGAAAGTTTGTTAGCCCGTTATGTTCCACTAGGCATAGTGAACAAGTAATGTACCTAACAAAGTCAGCCTCTGTAGTAATGTTGAGCGTATTTAATTATATGCCTAACACATATCTAGGAGGATATTAAAATGGCCTTTCCAAAAGCTGTAGGTTATGGGAACCTACCTAATGGTAACTTCTCCCCAGTAATCTATTCCAAGCAAGTACAACTTGCATTCCGTAAATCGTCTACCGTTGAAGCCATTACTAACAATGACTACTTCGGTGAAATCGCCAACATGGGCGACTCTGTCAAGATCATCAAAGAGCCAGAAGTTTCTGTTCAGAACTATGCTCGTGGTACACAAATCACAGCACAAGACCTGAATGACGAAGACTTCACACTGGTTGTTGATCAGGCTAACTACTATGCATTCAAGATTGATGACATCGAAGCTGCTCACTCACATGTGAACTTCATGCAGATGGCTTCTGATCGTGCTGCTTATCGTTTGCGTGATCAGTATGACCAAGATGTCTTGGGTTACTTGGCTGGCTATCAACAGTCTGCTAAGCACACTTCTCCTGACACTGCTCGTACAACTGCCTCTGGTACTAAAGCTGTAACTACAGCAGGTGCTGATGAGTTGTTGTCAACAATGAAGCTGAAGAAAGGTGACTTCGGTAACATCACTACAGGTTCTGCTGGTGATCACTCCATCCCCTTGGCTCCTCGTTTGCCCGGTGCTACTGCTGCTCCAACAGCAACTGCTACACCTTTGCAAGTGATTGCTCGTATGGGTCGTTTGTTGGATCAACAGTTTGTTGACACCAATGGTCGTTGGTTGGTCGTTGACCCCATCTTTATCGAACTGTTGAAAGACGAAGATTCTCGTTTGTTCAACAACCTGTTCGGTGGTTCTGGCTTGCAGAACGGTTTGGTGGTAGATAACTTGCACGGCTTCCGTGTGTTTGTTTCTAACAACTTGCCTAAGATCGGTACTGGTGCTGGTACTTCTGGTACTGCTAACCAAAACAGCAACTTCGGTGTTATTGTAGCTGGTCATGACTCTGCTGTGGCAACTGCCCAACAGATCACCAAGACTGAAACCTACCGTGATCCTGACAGCTTCGCTGACATCGTGCGTGGTATGCACCTCTATGGTCGCAAGATTTTGCGTCCTGAGGCACTTGTCACTGCTAAATACAACGCTGCTTAAGGAGAAATTTAAATGGCAACTATTACTACTCTCTCTAACGCTGTAAGCGCAGGTACACACCCTAGCCGTGGTATCCGTGCTATGCCTTATGTTGTAGAAAACACAATCAACTTCGCTACCGCCACCACTGCTAAAGGTTCTGCCTTGGCTTTGAATGATGTTATCGAAGCTCTCCAGATTCCCGCACAATCTATTGTGTTGGCTGCTGGCTTTGAGGTGATTTCTGCTATCACTGGCGATGTGACAATGAGCTTGGGCGTAACTGGTGTTACTGCTGCTGCTTATGTTTCAGCACAAGCATTGACTGGCTCTACTGCTGTGGGTACTTATGGTACTCCTGCAACTGCTGGTTATCCAATCGTATCTCAGTCTGCTGATACATTGGACTTGTTGATTGCTGCTTCAACTACAGCAATCTCTGCTGGTTCAGTGCGTGTCTTTGCTGTCATCGTTGACGCAACAGATCGTATTGGCCCTGCCAGTGTGAAGCGTGATACTCTGTCTTAATTGATGGGTGTATGGGGAAGCCTCCAAAAGGGGCTTCTCCTTTTATTTACTTATTGTTATGGCGACATACCTTTCTTTAACGAATGAATTGCTACGCAGACTTAATGAAGTCCAGATGGACTCCACTGAGTTTGACACTGCACGAAATGTACAGAGTCTTGCTAAAGATGCTGTCAATTCATCTATTAGAGAATTGATGCACTCGGTCCAAGAATGGCCTTTTGTTTCTGCTACTAAGACACAGACATTAACTGCTGGTACAGGCACATATGCTTTCCCTGTTAATATGTCTAGTATTGACTGGGACAGTTTTTATCTGCAGCAACTTCCTGCTCAGAACAATGTTCCTAAGAAGATTCCTTACATCACTTATACGGCTTACATTGAAACTCAAAAGCCTAAGGAAGATCAGACTGGTACAAGTGGTCAGGCTGCTCCTCTTTTCGTTTACGATACTCCCAACAATCTTTCATTTGGTGTGACTCCACTACCTAATGATGCATATAAAATTGACTATAACTACTGGTACTTTCCAGATGATTTGATTAATGCTACAGATGTGTGTGTAGTTCCTGATCGTTTTAGAAATGTTTTGATTGATGGTGCAATGATGTACATGATGATCTTTAGATCTAATGAACAAAGTGCTTCTATCCATAAGACCAATTTTGAAATGGGAATTAAAGTGATGCGTAGACTTTTGATTGGTGAGACTAATCTCATGAGATCTACTGCCATCACACAGACAGTAGCAACTGCCAGAGTGTTCTAATGGCAGATAAGATTAATGGGTTTAAGGTTTCCTGTATTGGTGGCTTGAACACCAATGGAGATGTACTATCTCAGGGAGAACTTACACCCGGATCTGCTGTACAACTTGTGAACTATGAGCCATCTATTACTGGTGGTTATAGACGCATCAGCGGATATACGAATACATATGGCACTGTGACAGGAACAGGATCTGTTCTTGGTGTTATGGTGGCAGAAGGTTTGAATGATGGTATCTTTTCTTGTCGCAAACCATCAGCAGGAACCAACTATTTTTACAAGTGGGTGAATAGCACATCCTCTTGGACAGCGGTTACAACCCCCGGCACAATCACTATGACTGGGGTTAAGAAGGTTAGGTTTTCCAAGTATAACTGGAGCACCACCAAGATAGCTTTGACTGATGGTATTAATCCAGCAGCTATTTATGATGGTACAACTTATACACAGATTACGCATGCAAATGCACCTAACAGTCCTAAGTATTCTGCACCGTTTAAGAATCATTTGTTCTTAGCTGGTGATCCAACAGATCCTTATAACTTGTACTTCTCTTCACCGTTGTCAGAGACTGACTTCAATCCTGCTAACGGTGCTGGTGTTATCAATGTAGGATTTGACATTGTTCAGATCAAACAGTTTCGTGACACGCTGTATATCTTTGGTAAGAGTGCAATTAAGAGTTTGACTGGAACTAACACGGCTGACTTTGTGGTGGCTGAGGTTACAACCAACTTGGGTTGTTTAGTTCCTGACAGTGTTGTTGAATTTAGCGGTAACTTGTTGTTCTTAGGACCAGATGGATTTAGACCTATCTCCGGTACTAACAAGATTGGTGATGTGGAAATTGAAACAGTTTCCAGACAAATTCAATTTACTGTTAGTGCTTTGCTGAATGACATTGTTGCTGAGTCTATTGATCCTGAAACTCTTAGTTCAGTGATTATTAGAAAGAAGTCACAGTTTAGATTGATGTCTCCTGTTGAGGGAACCACCGGTATCTTGGGTGGTTTGAGACAGGGTGACAATGGTGGGTTGGGTTTTGAGTTTAGTTCTTTGTTTAGCTTCTTTGTTACCTGTGCAGCCAGCGGCTACATTGGTGTTGATGAAGTAGTTATTCATGGTGACTCTTCTGGTAAGGTACATAAGCAAGAATCTGGAACATCCTTTAATGGAGCAGAGATCTTAAGTATTTATCAGACACCGTTCTATTACTTTCAAGATCCATCTATTAGAAAGAACTTTTATAACATCAGTACTTTCTTGAAGAGTGAAGGTGCTTCCTCTATCATCTTAGGCATCTCTTATGACTTTGAAGATAGCGTAGGAGTATTCAATCCTAAGAATAGTTTGATTAGTACAGCGGCTGCTGCTGCTTATTACAATGTTTCGTTGTATGACTCAGCAGCTATTTATGATGGTAATCCATCACCAGTGGCGAAGACAAATATTGAAGGCTCAGGCTTTTCAATCTCGTTTAGATATGTGACTAATGATATCAATGCTAGTCATACAATTCAAGGATTGGTCTTGAATTATTCGATGAATGACAGGCGATAAGGAGAATACACCTTGAGTGGATATGTAAGACAATCAGCAGCGGATATTTTGCCAACGGCAGTTATCCGTGCGACACCTGTTAACAATGAGTTCAATGCTCTTCGTGACGCTTTCAGCACCAGCACAGGTCACAGACACGATGGCACTACTGCTGAGGGACATCTTGTTCCTCTGATCGCAGATGACAACGGCTATAACAAAGTTGTCACAGACGCTACTAACAATAGAATTAGTGTATTTGTAAATGTATCTAGTGCTGCTGTTGAGCAGCTTAGAGTACAGAATGGATCATTGACAGCAGCGTTAACTAACACTGTTGATCTAGGCACTACAGCAATTAAGTTCAAAGACTTGAACATTGCTGGTACTGCTAACATTCCTGTAGCTAACATCACCACATCTGCCACCATTGCATCTGCTGTGGTTTCTGGTGGTACTATCAATGGTACTGTGGTTGGTAACACTACACCACAAGCAATCACTGGTACAACAATTACAGCCAACACTGGTTTTGTTGGTGGTCTTACTGGTGCTGTCACTGGTAATACAACAGGTACACATACTGGTCCAGTGGTTGGTGCAGTTACTGGTGATGTCACTGGTAACATCACTGCATCCACAGGAACATCAACATTTAATGATGTTGTTATCAATGGTGGATTGAACATGAATGCTGGCACTGCTGCCACCATTACCAATCTTACCAGCCCCACCAATACTAACGATGCAGCCACTAAAGGCTATGTTGATACAGCAGCAGCACTGAAACTTAACCTCACTGGTGGCACAATGTCTGGTGCTATCGCTATGGGTACAAACAAGATTACAGGTCTTGGTACTCCTACGCTTAGCACTGATGCTGCTACTAAAACTTATGTTGATACATCTATCAGCAACCTAGTAGCTTCTGCTCCTGCTGCTCTAGACACATTGAATGAACTGGCAGCAGCCTTAGGCAACGATGCTAGTTTCTCAACCACAGTAACAAACTCTATTGCTGCTAAACTCCCACTTGCTGGTGGCACTATGACTGGTGCTATTGCAATGGGAACCAATAAGATTACTGGTGTAGGTAATCCAACTCTTGCTCAAGACGCAGCTACAAAAACTTATGTTGATACGGCTGATGCTCTTAAGCTTAATCTCTCTGGTGGTACATTGTCAGGTGCTCTGGCAATGGGAACTAATAAGATTACTGGATTGGGTACACCAACAGTAAATACTGATGCAGCTACAAAAGGTTATGTAGACACTCAAGATGCATTGAAACTGTCTTTGACAGGCGGCACAATGAGTGGTGCTATTGCAATGGGTACTAGCAAGATCACTGGAATGGGTGATCCTACTAGTGCTCAAGATGCTGCCACTAAGAACTACATTGATACATTGTTTGGCAGCACAGCCACTGCTGCTGCCTCTGCTGCAGCCGCTGCTGTTTCTGCTGCTAATGCAGCAACCAGCGAAGGTAATGCAGCTTCTAGTGCTAGTGCTGCTTCTAGTAGTGCTAGTGCTGCCTCAGGCAGTGCTGCTGCAGCCGCTGCTAGTTATGACAGTTTTGATGATCGTTACCTTGGTCCTAAATCAAGTGTTCCTTCATTAGACAATGATGGGAATGCTCTTCTCACTGGTGCTCTGTACTTTGATACATCAGCTAATGAGATGCGTGTGTACACAGGTTCTGTGTGGAAGGCCACAGGCTCAGCAGTCAATGGTACTTCACAGCGTTCTACTTATACAGCCACTTCAGGTCAGACAACATTCTCTGCTGTTTACGATGTAGGTTTTGTTGATGTATACTTAAACGGATCAAAGCTTCAAAACACTGTAGACTTTACAGCCACTAGCGGTACTAACATTGTGTTATCCGTTGGAGCTACAGTAGGGGATGTGGTAGACATTGTTGCCTACGGTGCTTTTGTTATTGCTAACACATATACACAAGCACAGGCTGATGCTAAGTTTGCACAAGTAGCAAACAACTTGTCTGACTTGTCTAGTGTTTCTGCAGCTAGAACTAATTTGGGATTGGCTACTGTAGCAGCAACTGGTGCTTATGCTGACTTGTCAGGTAAGCCTTCAGCTAGTTCTTTCTTGCCTACACAGACAGGTAATAATGGTAAGTATTTAACTACGGATGGTTCTGCTTCTTCATGGGCAGATATCCCTCCTAGTTTTTCAAATGGCAAAGCAATGTTCTTTGCAAGTTTCTAATAGAGGAATATAACAATGGCTTCAGGAATCTTAGGACAGTCTGCACCTAGTGCGGCTACAAACACCACAGTGTATACAGTACCTACTGCGAAGACTGCTACATTCAGTATTAATATTGTTAATCGTGGCAGTACAGTGGCAACAGTGCGTATTGGTATCAGTGCTACAGGTACACCCGGAACTACTGAATGGATTGAGTATGGTGCTCAGCTTCTGGCTAATGGTGGTGTACTTGAGCGTACAGGTTTGGTGGCACAGGCTGCTAAGAATGTTGTTGTTTATTCGGATGTAGCTAGTACATCTGTAACAGTTTATGGATACGAGGAGTAATTAAATGGGACGCAATACTACAACCCCTAGCCCACAGTCACTCGATAGGTTTTCTATTGGTGAGATTCAAGATTTATCAGGTGTAGCAGATTTATATAATGCTGGCACATCAAAATGGATGAAGTCAAATACATTTGTGGATGGTGCGTCTTTATCGTCTGCTACAAAAGCAAGCATTGCGGCTTTGCCTACTGCTTCTAGCCAAATTCTAATTGAATCTACTGCAGAAACATTTATAGATCAAAACTACCATCCTTTTACGATGGTACAAACTCAACCAGCAACCATAGGGACAACAACAGTTTATCCCTGTGCTTTTAATGGTAGTACTCAATTTGTTTATGTAGTAAATAATTCTGGAGCACAATTAGTAAACACTGGAATGACCTGTTTCACTTGGGGCGGTCAGGGTGCAGAGCAAACAATCGTTACAAATGGAACAACTTTTTTCCAATATAGCAGAGCAAGCACAACTGCTTTTCAATGCCGAACATCTACCGATGGTTTAACTTGGACATCCCAAAGTTTGACTGGAATGCCATCAACTTATAGCATGGACGGTAATGCAAAAATACACGGTGCAGGAGGCGGTGCTTATAGGCTTCCTTATGGCACATTTATGAATTCCGATACTGTTGGAAGCTATGGAACTTTTGGTGTGTATTGGTGCGGTGCTAGATTTTTAGCTATTGGTTTTGATTCTTCCTATTACTATACTAGTTTATCAACAGATGGCTTAAGTTGGGGTGGTAATCAAAACACAACAGTCTTAGGATCATCAACAGCTAATCGTTCTTATCAATTATTTTTCTATCGTAGTGGTAATTATTGCGTATTAATGATTGGTACTACTCATTACAGATATTCATCTGATGGTGGTATTACTTGGAATGCAATGACTGTTACATCTGGTGCAAATGCTTTATCTGCAAGTTATGGAATCACTAGAAATCAGTCTGATCCATTGAAATTTATTTTGTGGAATGGATCAAGCGCACCAAGATATTCTGCAGATGGTGGTGTGACTATTTCTGGCGATAGACCTTTTGGAGTTTCAGTTCCTTCTTCTATTGTTTATGTTGGAAATACTGTTTTAGTTTCAGACTCAGCCGGAGCTTACAAATCTACTGATAATGGATCAACATGGACAGCCATTAGCACTTGGCCTAGTGGAACTCTTGGATTTGGTGGATATTTCCTATACGATGGTTATCGTTATTACTTTGTTGTGTATGGTCAGGCACAAGTTCTTACATCAACAGATGCATCAACTTGGACATTAAGAACCCTAACAACAAACACTGGAACAACAAGCATCAAAGGTAACTTTTCTTTTGATACAAATGTTGTTTGTATTCAAGCCCAGTCCTACTTAATATCATCAACTGATGGTGGGGTTACTTGGCAAACGGCCTATGTAAGTTCTACACCTCCCGGATCAACCTACTCTGGTCAGAATTGGTACACAACAACAAATGGTGGTGGTTTTGTGAACTATGGTAGTGGATTCTCAGACGATAATGGTGGTGCAGCGGCTTCATTCTCTAAAGCCTCTGTAGTGGCTGGCGGTTCTAAATACAAGATTACAAGTTCTACTATTACACCTATTCGTACAAATGCATATGCTTATGTGAGGGTTGAATAATGTTTTACAGATTTGATATACATGGTTTATTTGCTGGTGCTACTTCAGTAGCTGAAGAGAGAACTACAACAGTAGCTCCTCCTGATGACCATTCTAAACAATGGAATTGGAATGGGTATAACTGGGTTGGATTACCTCTTGATTGGAAATATGTTCAGCCTGAGTATGTTCCAGTTGTTGAAGAAACACCACCTACGGAGTAACAATGTCTAAAGCAAGAACGCTAGGTAACTTTGTAAGTAACAGCAATCCACTGTCTGATGGAGTGATATCAGCCAGTGAAGTGTCTGGCTTGTCCACTGTGGCTACATCTGGAGCCTATGCTGACTTGTCTGGAAAGCCGGGAACAAATGATTTTCTTCCTTCGCAGACTGGAAACAATGGTAAGTATTTAACAACAGATGGGTCTTCACCATCATGGTCTACTGTAACTACAGGACCATCAGCTATTGAAGTATTTTTCTACGCTAACGCATAAGGAACAGAAATGACAACAGGACTTTTAGGTACTGCTGATTTAGCAGCAGCAACCAACACAACAGTATGTACACTGCCAGCAGGTAGTCAAGCTTTTACCATTAACATTTGTAATCGTAATTCTGCTAGTGTTGTTGTGCGTGTAGCACCAATGTCTACAACAGGAACACCTGCTGCCTCAGAATGGTTTGTCTACGGTGACACTATCTTAGCAAATAAAACTATGCAAGTTTCTGGAATTGTTTCTGGTTCTGCAAAGAATGTTGTTGTTTATTCAGATACTGCTAATGTATCTGTCAATGTTTACGGAGTTTAATTATGGCATTATCAAATCCATCCGCTGCTGACCTGAGCAGATATTCAGTTGGTGAAATTACACAGCTTGTTGGAGCACCAGTTTTTTATAATGCTGGCTCATCTAAATGGTTGCAAACTGGTAGTTATACTGCAGCATCTAATCTTGGTGCAGCAGCTAAGACAAACTTGGCTGCTGGATCAACAGCAGCTAACATTAACATTTCAATGTTAAGTAATGCGGAATCACTTTTATATAGTAATAATCCACAATCTCCACTACCTCCACAAAGAATTTCTTCTTCTGGTGTAACTGTATATCCTTGTGCAAGTGGAACTCAATTAACAAGTGTTTTGACAGTTACTAGTGCAGGTGCGCAAGTAATTCCAACTGGACTAACTGCTGTTAATGCTAGTAGTTCTGCAGGAACAAATATTGTAATTGCAAGTAATAACACTACTATTTTTGCTTATGTTATTAGCACTTCTTCTAGTTTTGCTGCAAAAAGTACAACAGATGGTATTAACTGGTCTTCTGTAACTCTGACTGGTTTACCTACTGTTTCTTCTTTGGGTTCAGTTAGATCATGGGGAAGTGGTAGTTTAACTTTAAATTATCCTAATGGAAGACAAAGAGCGGATGCTGGTAGATATATGGTCTTCTGGTGTGGTGCTAGATTTATTATGGTTATACCAGATGGTAGTGGTTATTATATAACTTCAACATCTACAAATGGTATTGCTTGGAGTGGAGATACTACTCTAACAGTAATAAACAATAATGCTGTTGCTACAACAAATAGTTTTGATTTTTATAGAAATGGAAATAATTGCTATCTTCAAGTTGGTTCTGTCTCTAGATATACAACAGATGGTGGTATAACTTGGGCAGACTGCTCTAGCATGAGTTTCTATGGAAATGGTTATAACCAAAAAACAAATGCTACTACACCAGCAAAATTGTTTTATACCAATCAAAGCACAACTGCTTTATTTAGTGCAGATAGTGGTGCTACTTGGACTTCAAGAACTTTACCACTATCAACAAACTCTGATAGTACTTTAGCATATAGAGGTTCTACAGTACTTATTGGCAGGAGTAATGGAGTTCAAAGGTCTGTAGATGATGGTGCAACATGGACACCAGTTATTTTTCCTGCGGGAACTTTAAGCAATTATGGTTTTGTGTTTGGAGATGCAAATAGATTCTATTTTATTCCTTATACACAACCACAAATTTTAACTTCTACAGATGGTATTACTTGGACTATTGTTTCAGTTGCAACTGGAGGATTTGTAGTATCAGGAGGATGGGGTGGAATTATTTCATTTAGTTCAAACAATGTAGTACTTGTTGGATATAACAATTCTTCAGGATATGACATTTGTTATTTAACAACAGATGGTGGTGTTACTTGGAAGGTAACAACAATAACTAATCAACAGAACACAACTAATGAATTATTTATTGGAGATGCGTTTATAACTCCAGATGGTTTAGGTGGTGGTACATCTGTATTTGGTGGATATGGTGGTGGCTATTATGGACAAACTCAATCTAATGTCTGTAGTGCATCGACTGTTGCATCAGGCGGTGGTTTTTATAGAACTGGAAATACTGCAGTAACTGCAACAAATTCTGGTGCTAGTGTTTATGCGAGGGTGGAATAATCATGGTTTATAACTTTAATGTCAACGGTATTTATATTAATAAAACCCGCAATCGTACAGAAAGATGTACTAATGTTGCTCCACCAGATGAGAATGAAACAGCAACATGGGTATGGAATCATGTGAATTGGGTGGCTATGCCTTTGGGTTGGAAGCCTGAAGAGGTGATGCCTAACCCTATAGAGACTCCTGTTGAAGAAACTCCTTCTGAAGAAAACCCTCCAGCATAAGGTAGTGTATGACCGAAGAAGTTACACACTCCCAAATCTACGAACGCCTGTGCGCTGTTGAAGCAAAGGTGGACAGTCTAGACAAGAACACACAAGCTGTAGTAACTGCATTTAATGCAGCCTCTGGAGCTTTTGTAGTTCTTGAGTGGATTGCTAGAGCAGTGAAGCCCATTCTAGTTATTGGTGCTTTCTGTGGTGCTATATGGCTTGCTATCGAAAACAAGTTGCATCAGTAATCTTTTTATTATTAATATCTTCCCCTATTTCGTCCAAGGAGGAAAAATATAGGTGTGTCCGATGGACATGGACAGGTGATGTATACCACCGTAAAGTAGTATGTACTGAATGGAAAAAGGTTGATCGATGATTGATCCAATGACAGCCCTAGCTGGCATACAGTCAGCAATCAGCATGGTCAAGAAGGCCAGCAAAGTAGCTAATGATTTAAGCTCCCTTGCACCAATGATTGGCAAGATGTTTGACGCTAAGAGTGTTGCTACTAAAGCAATGCTTGAAGCTAAGAGAGATAAGAAGGGTTCCAACATGGGAACTGCTCTTCAAATTGAAATGGCTCTTGAACAGGCCAGAGCATTTGAGGAAGAGCTGAAGATGTTATTTATGCAGACAGGTAAGATTGATGTCTGGAATAAGATTAAGGCTAGACAAGCAGAGATGGATAGAGATGATGCCAAAGAGATGGCAGCATTGAAAGCTGAAGAGAAGAGACTTAAGGAACAAGAACAAGAACAACTTGAGATGGGGTTGTTAATTGGTGGTATTTGTCTTGTTCTCTTCCTAGTATTTGTTGGTGTGAATGAGATGATGGATTTCTGTCAGACAACACATAGGTGTGGACACCGATGAATGAATATCAGAAAACCTTTGATCTAGCTCTTAAGATTGTTATTTACGGTCTGGTTGCTTTATATTTTTTAGGTTTTCTTAAGTATCTTCCCGATGATTTATCAAACAAGATTGTGGCACTTCTATTGGGAAAGATTGGGTTATGAGAGTAACTCCATACCAATATAATATAGAGATGCTGCGTGAAGCACAGAGAGTAATTCATCAGCAGAACTTAAAGGCGTTTGAGAAACTTAATCGTCAACTAGATGAGAAGCACAAAGTACAGTGTGCTAAACAAGTTTTAAAAACAAATAGTGTAGATGTTTATGTTTAGGAGAAAGTTATGATGGCTAAAGGTTTGGTTCCACAGCGTGGTGCAATGAAGGATATGGGTGGTTCTATTGGTGAACTAGTTGGTACTTTGTTTCTGGCTAGAGAGATTGCTCATAGAGCACACTTGAAGACTACCAGCTTTGCTGAACACAAAACACTGGAACAGTTTTATGATAGTGTTGTTGAAATTGCTGACAGCATTACTGAAGCATATCAAGGTAGAAACGGCATCATCGATATTCCTTTCATGCCTAATGATTACAACGGTTCTATTGTAGACACCATTCAGGGATTGTTAGACTGCGTTGAAGGTATGCGCTACACCGCTGTTCCACAAGAAGAGACAGCCATTCAGAATTTGATTGATGAAGCTGTTGCTTTGTTCTTGAGCACTCTATATAAACTCAAGCAATTGAAATGAAGTACATCGTTGTCTTATGCTTGATGTTGCTGGCGGGGTGCGAAGACCGTTATCGTTACTACTGTCAAGACCCTGACCATTTTCATGCTGAACAATGTCAGAAGCCACGATGCCAGTTTACTCAGACATGTCCTGAGTATTTAGTAGCACCTGTATTGGAGAAACAAGTTGAGAGAACTTCTGATAAGACTGTTGACACCCCAACCCCAACAACCAAAACCAAAGCTAACCCCTGAGGAAATTGAGGTAAGGATTTGGGGCTTCGTAGTGGTGGCTATTACAGTCATCCTATTCGGCATTGTGTTTGCTCTTCTTTATTCTGTGACCTTTGTGACACAGCCAATCAAGAGTATGGCTCCAATTGACCAAGCCTACACCAAGATGCTCAACGACATTGTGTTGCTCATCGTAGGTGGCATTGGTGGTATTGTAGGTAAGAGAGCTGTTAACACAGCACAAAATGCTTTCAGATCACCTCAGCCACCAATGATGTCTCAGTCATGCGGTGGCTACGGTGGTGGTTATGGTATGCCTAACAGCAGTTATGCTCCTCCTCAGTCAGCCTATGGCCTACCTAGTCAGCCCTTTGGTGCTATGCCTGTGTGGAAGAACCCAGAGTTGGATGAAAGTTGGACACCCGGTCCTCCCCCAACAACACCACCAGAACATCTAGAACCTGATCATGAGCGTGAGGAAATTGCAGCAGCCAGAAAAGAGGTGGAATGATGTTTCCTATTCCACTTCCTTGGATTATTGTTAGTGTACTAATTGCTTTGTTTGGTACATACCGTGGTGGTTATCACTTCGGTTGGACCGACAGAGATCAAGAGATGCAAATTGAAATTGCTAAGAAGAATGAAGAAGCTCGTGAACTAGAGAAGAACATGACTTCTAAACTTGCTGATAAAGAAGTAGCATTAAGAAAGGCAAAGAATGAAATATCTAAGAAACAGTCTGCTATGCGTGAGCTTGCTAACACTGGCAGGTTGCGCCTCCCCACCTCCGGTTGTGTACAAGCCAGCTCAGGTTCCACCCCTGCCAATGGAAATAGCAGAGACGAGCCAAGCGAACTTGAGCGACAGACTATTAACACTCTTATCGACATCGTTGCCGAAGGAGACAAAGCCATTGCCAAACACGCAGCCTGTGTCGCAGCCTACAACGAAGTGAGGGAATCTATCAATGGTAAACGCTGATCAATTACGACAACTACACATTGATCCTTCTTTGGTAGATCCTTTCAATGAAACCTTCCAACGGTTTGGTATCACTACACCAGCACAACAGGCTTCATGGATTGGTCAATGTGGTCATGAGTGTGGTAACTTCCGTATCTTGGAAGAAAACCTAAACTATAAATCTGCAACATTATTGAAGCTGTTCCCTAAGACACCTAAGCGTCAATGGGGCTTTACCCCTGAGGAAGCAGCAGTCTACGAAAAACAGCCACAGAAGATTGCTAATAGGATTTACAGTAATCGTATGGGCAACAGAGATGAAGCCTCTGGGGATGGTTGGCGGTTCCGTGGATCCGGATTTCTCCAGCTAACTGGCATGAGCAATTTTTTCCATGCCGGAGAAGCACTGGGTCAAGACTTCATCATGCAACCTGAGCTAGTCCGTACACCTATGTATGCTGCTCAAACTGCTGGTTGGTTCTGGCAGACTCATAAACTAAACATCTATGCCGATAGTGGTGACTTTGTTACAATGACAAAGCGTATTAACGGTGGTACTATTGGACTAGAAGACAGAATTAAGCACATCAATCATGCGCTTGAAGTTTTGTCAAGATGATTGACTAAGTCTAATATTTGTGGTATGACAAGGTATAAAGATATATAATTATGTTACCCTCTTCTCTCAGCATCATCGGTAGAGAAGTACCTGTAAAGGTTGTGGATGAATTACCTAATCAATTAGGTGAATTTAGTTACGAAGAATATGTAATTAAAATCAAGTCTGGTCAGCACCCTCTAGCGGAAGCGGATACATTGCTACATGAATGTCTCCACGCTATAGATGACTGCTTCCAATTAAACATGTCAGAAAGGCAAGTGTATTGTATGGCTGTAGGAGTGATAGCACTCTTAAGAGATAACCAAGATATGCTACCTTATTTAACTGAAGCAATAGAGAAACCAAGAAACATATGAAAGAATTTACAGCACAACAGCGAGAAGTAGTTGCTCGAAAGCTTGGCTATGAAGGACCAATGCAAGGCTTTGATGAATTTATTTCATCCAATCCCGCATTGGAGATGAAGTATGCCACCATTGCTGGTAAGTTTGCTGAGCGTATGGCTAAGGGTGGACTTGTCAAGATGAAACCTAAGGGATATGCTGACGGTGGTGCTGTTACGGATGCTCAAGTAGCTGAGTGGTGGAACAATCCAGCAAATCAACAATTATCTGATGCTGAAATTAAAGCAACAATGGATCAGTTCAAGGTTACGCCTGAACAGTTTGCTAGATCTATTGGTGCTAATGAAACCACCGCTGCTGACATTGCTTCTAGATATGCAGCAGTAGGAGCACCACAAGATAATGCTAGTATTACAGTTGGTAATAATGCTGTTGACACTAACAATGTAACTGTAGGAAACACTGTAGACACTACAACTAACAATACTGTTGCTGGCACTGGTACTACAGCTAATACCGGAAGCACATCAACTATGAGTGCTGGTATGCAATGGGCATTAGCCAATAACCTTACAGCAGATCAAGTTTATAACAATATTAATTCTTGGCTTGCTAACAATCCCAACGCCACCCAAGCAGAAATTCAAGCAGCTATGGCTGCTTCAGGTGTGAGTGGTGCAGATGTAGCCGCTGCTGCTGCTAAAAAAGCTTCTGCTGATGCTGCTGCAAAGGCCGCTGCTGATGCTGCTGCTGCCAAAGCTACTGCTGATGCTGCTGCTGCAAAGGCTGCTGCTGATTTAGCTGCTGCTAATGCTGCTCTTGCTTCTGCTAAAACAGAAGCTGCTAGACAAGCTGCCCTTGCTGCTCAGGCAAAAGCTGCACAAGATGCTGCTGCTGCAAAGGCAGCACAAGACGCTGCTAGTTCTAGAGTTTCCTATTCAGCTACTGGAGTTCCACAAGCAGCTTCTGCTGCTAAAGTAACTCCTACAGCTATTGTTGCTAATGAAGCTCAAAACATTTCTACAGAAGCTAGAGCTGGTGAAGCACAAACAATTACAGGTACATCCCCTGCTGCTGCTACATTGGTAAAAATGCCTACAGCTTTGACAGCAGAACAAATGACAGCTACAACAGCTGCTCCTGCTGTTGGACAAATGTTAGAGGGCTTTACTCCAGCACAAGGTACGCTTTCTGAAGCTGCTAAAGTAAAAGCAGCAGAGGCTGGTCCTACAGCACTCACTGGTGCTGCTGAACAAGCTGCACAGATTGAGCAAGCACAACAAGTACAGGCTCCTGCTGCACGAACAATGACTGAAGCTGAGACAGTTGCTGGTACTGCTGTTGATATGGCTAAGGTTGGTACAGAGTTAGCTAAAGCTGAAGCGGCACAGGGTGTTGTCACTGAAGACATGACTGTACAAGGTCAACTCAAGAAACTCACTAGCAATTTTGATGCTACAAATCCACCACCTTGGGCTGCTGGTGCTTTAAGAGCAGTGACAGCAGAAATGTCTGCTAGAGGTTTAGGAGCTTCTAGTTTGGCTGGTGCTGCTTTAGTACAAGCTGCTTTAGAGAAAGCTCTCCCTATTGCTTCTGCTGATGCTTCTATTTATCAACAGATGGCTACACAGAATCTGTCTAATAGACAACAGATTGCTGTACTCACTGCACAACAAAGAGCTACATTCTTAGGTCAAGAGTTTGATCAGAACTTCCAGACTCGTGTAGTTAATGCTGCTCGTGTTGCTGACATTGCAAACATGAACTTCAATGCTAATCAACAAATAGCTTTGGAGAATTCTCGTCTTGCTCAATCTGTTGATTTGGCAAACCTCAATAGTAGACAAGCTGCATTCATGGCTGAACTTGCACAGACAGCTACTCTTGAAACAGCTAATCTAAACAATAGACAACAGGCTGCTGTTGCTAATGCTCAAGCTGCTTTGCAAATGGACTTAACTAACCTGTCTTATGATCAACAAACCCAAGTGTTAAAGACACAACTAACAGCACAGGCAATCTTGAGTGATGCTGCTGCTGAGAATTCAGCTAAGCAATTTAATGCTACTAGTGTTAACCAAACAAATCAATTCTACGCAAGTTTAACATCTCAAGTTGGTCAGTTCAATGCTGCACAGAGTAATGCTATGGAACAATTCAAAGTTGATCAAGCCAACTCTATTGCTAAGTTTAATGCTGAAGTGCAGAATCAAAGAGAACAATTCAATGCACAGCAGCGATTAGTTATTGATCAAGCTAATGCTCAATGGCAAAGAGAGATTGCTACCATTAACACTGGTGCTATTAATACAATCAATTTATCTAATGCTCAACTTGCTCAGCAAATGACTCTTACAGAATATAATAATGAGATACAAATGTATCGTGATTCTGTAACACATGCTTGGCAGTCTGCTGAGAATGATGCCAACAGAGCAACCACTCTTGCTGGTGAAGAAATTAGAGCTGCTGCTGTTATTGCTGGTGCTGAGATTAAAGCAGACAGCGATGCATCAACAGCTTTTGGTAGCTTTGTTGGTAAAGTATTGGTTGGTGCAGCTACAGGAAGTATTCTACCATGAAAAATTTTAAGAACTATTATGCTAAGGTTGATGGAATGGCTAATGCCAAACTATCTAAACCAAAGAAAGATACTGGTAATGGGTTGTTATCCAAACCTATAGATAAGCCTTCTATTAAAGACAAGTCTTCAGATGTCCTTACTAAAGTATCAAACTACATTGCAGTAATTAGAAAACAAAAAGAGGAGTTAATGCATGGCAAGTAATCCATATTTGACAGCCCCTATCCCCGGTCAATCATTAACAGTTGAGCCGGGTAGTGTGCCTTGGGAGCAGCCTCCTCAGTTTGTAACACTAGATGAAGTTGCTGCATTCTATTCAGACAGAATGAATGATGTAGAAGCAATCCATGAACTTATGGGATTGTTAGAAAGAAATATTCCTATTTCTTCCATTGTTAATGGGATGATTAAAATGGGAATGATGAAGGGTTATCACACGATTGATACTGGATTTTTAGTTACACCTATCCTTGCAGAAATTATTAAAACTCTTGCTGAGTTAAATGATGTTCCTTATAAGATGACTGCTGAAGATGTAGGTAAAGAAAACAAAGTATCTCCCACAATTCTTAGAGATCTTATTAGAGAGGCTAAGAATAAAGTTGAAAGCAATCCTGAAGCTAAAATTGAGCGTAAGGGTTTGATGGCTAGAGGAGAAGCATAATGGGATTTAGACTTGGTTCTTTTGTTGGTGGTGTAGCCAAAGGTGCTGGTGAAGCTGTTGAAGATTTGGAGAAGACTAATGCTACTCTGATTAACGACAGCGTTAAAAGCATGTACCACAACTATCAAGAGTATAAGAAAGAAATTGATAAGAAGAAGAATGAGATGAGAGATGTTGTGGGATCTCTTCGTTCTATTCAATTTGCTGATGGTCCATTGAATGATCAAGAACTTGTAGCTCTTGCTTCTAATGTTCCTATGGCAAAAGAGATTTCAGATATTATTAAGAAAAATCCTGAGCGTCTAGAAGGATTATCTAAATCTTTCATCAAAGCTTCTGACAAGATTCCAGAAGGCATGACTATTAATGAATACATTGACACCTATGGCAAGACAGCTAGGCTGAGTGCTTCTCAACTTGAGAAGGTTGCATCAGTTAAAGAAGATGGCTTCCTTAACAAGATGATTTATGGTGACAATGTAAAGAAACTGAGAAACGCAGCATCTAAATATGGTGTTAGTGCTGAAGAGTTGTTCTCTGTTGGATCAGCTAAAGATGCTCCATCACTTCCAACATTGTTGCAGGTTGATTATGCTAAGCTTAAAGAGAAAGACACCTTTAAGAATATTAAAGATCAAGCTCAGCTTACAATGTATAAAGCTGCTGAGTCTGGTACAGATGATGATAAAGTTAAAGCTGCTGCCAACTTAGGCCGCATCACTTTGATTGAAGAACTAGGCAACAAGCAGAATAAGACACAACAACAAGTTGAACTTGATTACGCTAATGAAGTTATTGCGCTTAAGAAAGCAGGTAAATCTCAGGAAGCTGCTGCTAAAGAAACAGAACTTCGTCAGTGGCAAGCCTTGGTTGCTAATCCCAACCTTAAACAGAAGTCGGATGCTGACAAGATTTCTCAGGCCAACCTCATCACTGCTGCATCTAGAACAATGGTGTCTACAATGTCTAACTACCTACCGCCCGGTAGCTTTATTACAACAGCTAATCCTGATGGTACAACTAACATTGAAGTTAAAGACTTGGCTTCCTCAGACAAGGCAGCTAAAGGCTATGCTGCTGGTAGAGATGTGTTGATTAAAGAATACACTGTGGATGGTAAGCCTAAGTCTGAAATGCATAAGAATGCTTTGCTGTCTGCTGGTGTTCAGTTTGACCAAGATGGTAAAGCTGTCAACCCTAAAGTAAACTATGGTGGTGAAGTAACTCCTGCTGGTACACCACAGACACCAAAGCCTAGAGGTGGCCCTATGAATAAGCCAGCAGGTGGTGGTGATGTAGCAGCCGCTAGAGCACAAGCTAATGATGCAATCAATAAAGGTGCTGACAGAGCAGCAGTGGCAGCACGATTTAAACAACAGACAGGACAGGATCTCTAAATGGGAATGTTTGATGACTTGATCCCCACTAAAACTAGTGGTGGATTATTTGATGACTTGATTCCAGCAAAACCTACGCCTCAGCAAATTGAGGCTATGGGTTCTCAAGGTTTACCAACAGAAGCTGAACTTAAAGCTGCTGAGAAACCTGCCATCATCACCAAACAACCAATGCCTAGCAAGGCAAAGATCGAAGCAGCTACACAGAAGGGTCTTGAAGAAAAGATTCCTTTTGAAGAGTTGTATAAAAACCCAGAACTGTTTGCTGTTGTTAAAGACTACATGAAAGTTAGTCGTAACATTGAACCTGAGAAGGGTCAATCAGACGAAGAATTTGTTAAGAAGTACATGGCAACAATGAGGGATGTTGAATTCAATACCTTCACTGGTGCTCTTCCTGAACTGAATAGAATTCGTAATGCTAAAGCTGAGGATGCTCAGACATTAGGACTAGGCAGAGAACTATACAAACAAACAAGAAGCGTTAATCAACCCGGTGGTCAAGGGTATGGAACTTCTGATGCCTTAGTTCCTTATTGGAATGCATTAACTTCTATTGCTACAGATCCTCTTACCTACTTAGGTTTTGGTGCGGGTAAGATGGGACAGCAAGTTGTTAAGACTGCTGTTGCTAAAGAAGCTGCACAAGTTGCTGCTGGTACTGCCACTACAGGCAGGATTGCTTCTATGCTTAAGCCAACACAAGGTAAAGTTACTGCTGCAGTGACTGGCCTTGAAGCTACCTCAGGTGTGGGACAGAATGTTGTTAGCCAACGCCTAGAACAAGAGACAAAGAAAGCTATAGGTGAAGAACCTGAAGAGTTGAATGCACCACAGATGGTGTTAGCTGCTGTCATGAGCGGTGCTGGTGGTTACTTAGAAGCCAAAGGTGCTGCTGCTAAACTTGGTAAATCTGGTAAAGAACAGTTTGCTGAGAAGCTTAAGAAAGCTAAAGAAAAATCACCCACAAATCCCACTGCTCCACCAACAAAGACAGAAGCAACTTTGTTGACCCCTGTTGATGAGAACATGGATATGCTTGCTGAAGAATTCATGAAGCAAGAGGGTGCTAAGGTGTTAGATGAAATCTCTCCTGCTGCTGCTTTAGTAGAGCCAGCTATTCGTAGAGACTTGTCACAAAGAGCTATCCGTGTGGCAATGAACATCATTGAGAACGATCCTACATACAAGGTTAAGGCAGGACAGAAGACCAGTACAGCCATTGCTGAGGTGTTCTCTGCTATGGATCAAGGTCTAATCGATGACACTTTGTTAGAGCAAGCCATTAGAAAAGAAGGACTAAGTCCTGAACAGTTTGCTCAAGCTAACAGAGTGACAGTTACACAAGCTGCTCAAATCATGCAGCAATATTCAACAGCCTCTAAGACTCTGAATCGTCTGCGTCAAATTGATCCAGATGTTGCTAAGCAAGTGGATGCTTTGTATGGTAAGCCTGACGAATATACATCCACTCTTGGTTACTTAGGTAGCGCATTCAATAGAATCGAAAGAGAAAGTAAGGCTTTAATTGTTAGCGGTATTGGAACTACTGTCCGTAACATTATGGGTTCCGGTATTGGCTTAACATTTAATTCAGCAGCTTCTGTTATTGAAGGTGCGTTGATGACTGTTGGTAAGACATTATCACCAGAGGCTAGGGGTGCTAGGCTTAGCACACTCAAGACAAGCATTGGTGACACCATTGAGAATGCCTTTGGTACTTGGGGATACTTAGCTAAGAATGGCTTAGCCTCTGAAGTGACAGACGAACTGCTAAAGCATAACCCATCCATTAGAGGAAGCATCCTCTCTGCTATGCAAGAGAGCGATACAGACTTGTCCAAGTTTGCTCGTATGGTTAATTCATTGAATGTGGCACAGGATGCTTTCTTTAGAAAGGCCATCTTTGCTAACTCAGTGGAGAAAAAACTTAAGGGTGTAGGCTTAGATATGTATCAGCTGATTGCTGATGGTAAAGTTATTCCTGCTGACATTCTTAAAGAAGCAGCAGATGAAACTCTAAAGGCAACATTCTCTTACACTCCTAAAGTACCTAAGGGTGGTATTAAAACATTTGAAAGTGGTGCTGAAGCTGTTGGTAACTATTTTGTTAAGGCAGCAGAAATTCCCGGTGGTAGTTTATTTGTAACATTCCCCCGCTTCATGACCAATGCTATTGCATTCCAATACCGTTACAGCCCATTGGGTGGTATCTCGGGTGCAGAAGACATTCTTAGGGGCTCTAAGATGTTAGCTAATGGGGATGAGACAGGTGCTTCCCTTATTAGAAAAGGTCAAGAGAATACAGCCAAAGGTATTGTAGGCACAGCAGCTCTTCTTTCTGCCATTGACTATCGTGAAAACAATCAAGATGTTGAATGGGGCATGTGGAAAAGAGACGATGGTACTACAGTAGATGTTCGTGGTGTATTTCCTCTTGGTCCTTTGTTAGCTATGGCTGATGTAGCAGTGAAACAAAAGCGGGGCTTATCTGCAAAAACAGGAGATGCATTTGAAGCTGTGATGGGCATGAAGATGCCAGCAGGTACACAAAACCAATTCATGGATCAACTTATCTCTGCTCTTTCCTCTGAAAGAGATGTAGAGAAGTGGGCTGATAAGATGGGCAAAGTTGTTGGCGACTTTGGTGCTAGGTTTGTATCGCCCTTCATTGTTAAAGATATCTTTAACTTTGTTGATTTAATTCGTGAAGGTGGTTCTATTGCTAGAGATCCTAATGTACTTACATCAGAGAAGCCAGCAGATAGAGTATTAGAAGCTGCTAAGAATAGAGTGCAGAGTAAACTACCTGTTCTTAAAGAACAACTGCCTGAAACTATTCCTCGTGTTAGACAGGGTCCAGTATATAAAGAAGGTGAATTCTTTAACAACTTGGTAGGTATTCGCATTACACCAGAGAAGACACCAGAAGAAACTGAACTGGTATATCTTGGTATTGATCCATTTAAATTGTATGGACAAGCATCAGGGGATAAAGAATACGACAGAGAGTATGTAACTCAGGCTAACCCATTGGTAATTGCTACCATTCAAAGAACAATGCTGAGTCCTCGCTATCAAGCCCTGCCTGAGATTGAACAGAAGCAAGCCATTGAGAATGTAGTTAAGAACATTCTTCCTGTGGCTAGACAACTCACTGATGCTAAGTTCATGCAGGAAGATTTGAATCGTGTGTACAAGATGAAGTTTAACAAACTCACTGAAGACACTCGTAAGATTATTAACAATAGATATGCAACTGAGCATGGCGGTAAGACACTGGAAGAAGCCAATGACTACATGAAAGTACCTGAGTATGCTGCTAGGATTAAAGACTTGCAGTTTGCTACTGGTGGTGTAGTTGCAGGTAAGATTCTTAAAGCTGGAGTTAAGGCTGCAGCTACAGGCACTGAAGGTATGTTAAACCTTATCAAGAAGGTTAAGAATCCTGAAGCTATTGTTGCTAATGAAATTAACAATGTTGTAGAAGATGCTCTGAATAAAGCTGATCTAACAACTCAAGCAATTCCAACTACACCTAAAGAAGGTGCTGCTACAGCATTGGCTAAGACACCATATGTTAAGAACAAGTATGGTCCTGCTGTATCCAAACCAGTGGAAGAGACAGCACCAGTGGCTAAGCAAATGGAAGAAGCCATTCCAGAAACTACTGTTGCTCCTAAAGTTGAAGAGCCTTTGCCACCAATTGAAACAGCACCTATTTCTGAAGAAGCTAAGATCTATACAAGTGGTGCAGCCACAGCAGAGAACTTAAACAAACCTGCCTTTGGTTCTTCCATTGAGAAGCGTAAAGATACTTTGTATGATATTAAAACAATCAGAACAGAATCTTACAATGCTGCCAAAGAGATGCCTGAGTTTGCTGGTATTGAGGGTGATGCCATTGCTGTAGCACAAGGTGACTTCAGAGCTACAAAGGGTAAAGAATTTAACCCAACAAATCCTCAGGATGTTGCTGAGTTTGCAGACTTTGCTGCTGGTTATCAGAGCAAACTTGAAGCAATGAGAGAACAGTATAAAGACATGCCACCTATTCGTCTCTATCATGGCAGCATGACTGAGAGAACACCTGCTAAATTGAAGCGTGGCTTCTATGACCCACAACAGATAGATGATAAGTGGCATGCAGAGTTGGATGTTGGTGCTACTTCGTTCACTAAAGACTTGCGTCTCAATTACACAAGCCCTGAGTTTGGTGGTCCTGTTGCTAAGAATATTTCTTATACTGAGATTCCATATGCTGACTACTTGTTTAGAAAAGTAGACATGCCTTTGGATGCATACAGAAAGAAAGACATGAACACCATTGCTAGAACTATTACAGGTTCACCTGATGTTGCTAGACCAATGGGTATTCCTCGTTCACTTGGCTTCAGAGAATCAGAAGATGCATTCACTGAAAGCGAGAAGCTTCAGATGAAAGCTAACCCTGCTGAGACACAGAAGCAATATGATCTGTTGGCTAAACAAGAAGACACTAACAGTACTTTGTTCAGCAAGTTGTTAGCAATTAAGGATAAGATTCCTAAGATTGCTGGTACAGATCAGGAAGCTAAGCTTGCTAATGAAGGATATAAAGGTATTAAGTTACTCATCCAGAATGAGATGAGACACACTGGTGGCAAGAAAGCTTTGGAAAGTGGAATGCTTCCTACCTTTGAAAGCAACCAGCAATTCATTACCAACTTAAACCTTAGAGCTAAGAACAGTATTCTTGAGTTGCCTACAGTGATTGATGACATCTCCAAGATGTTAGAAAACTCTGGGTCTAAAGACAGGGCTTTAGTGTTGCAAGAACTTAAGAAGAATCTGGAAGTATTAAAAGAAACACCTAAGTGGACTACTGGTAATACACAGACATCTGATGTGACACCAATACTGAAGAAGCAAACTGAGGCTGCTAACAATATCAGAGACTTGATTGGTGGTGGTCTTAAGATTGTTGATCCTAACAATCCAAAGAACACAAAGAGAATCGGCTTGGCTAAGGGAGGTTTAGCCAGCCGTAGATGATGGTATGCCTGAAGGGACTCGAACCCCTGACCTACAGCTTAGAAGGCTGTTGCTCTATCCAGTTGAGCTACAGGCATATGTGAGATAGTCTATCAAGAGAGACCTTGTAAAAGAGTTCTCCTTGGTAGACATATTTATTTCTAGACTCTTTAACTTCTGAGTCTAACACAGCAGCAGCTTCGCAATGAAACAAGGCTGTTCCATCTTTGTTAACTGAGAAGAAGTATGTAGGCATCTCTTGTGTTAAGAGTTTCTTCTTCCTAGCAGGTACATTCAAATCTTCATAGGGAAACTCTACAGTTTTCCATGACAGTCTGACTTCTACCTCAGCATATCCCACCAACAAATCATCTTTGTATAGATGCAGATCAATCCCATATCTATCGGGATTATCCCTAGCTTCCATATTCCAAAAAGAAGAGATATAGCTTTTAACTACATCTCTTCCAAATTTGTCGTATGTGTCGTGGAGTTCTTTATCGAACCGCTTTGTAGCCATTGAGTCTTTCAAGATTATCAAAGTAGCCACGATTAAAACCTCGTTGCCACTCTTTACCTGCCACGGATACTGGATCGTATTGATTCACAATCCATCCGTGTCTGAAAGCTTTATAGCCTTGTTCAAATTGAATACGCAAAGGTGCAGATCGTTCAGACTTGACTTGCATGTTATTCCCCTTTAGTTTTGTTGCCCTTAACAAGTTCGCCAATCTCTTCGAACTCGCCAATGTACACGCTAACAAATGGCAACTTGATTAGTATACCACTATAAGAAAACAATTTATCACTATCTGTACCATCATCGATGATGTGGCAGATGGTTTCATTGAACTCAATATCAAGGCCAATACCTTGTCTAAAATCTACAACTATCATACAGCTTTCCCCCATACATCGTCCCATGTACCAGTGGTAGCACCCTTGCTATAGTCTGTTACACGCTGCTCAAAGAAATTGGTGTGGCTAACACCAAGCATTCCATCCACCCAAGGTAGAGGATTCTTCTTGATCTTGTAGATGCCCTTCATTCCCATAGCAATGAGTCTGCGATCTGCAATGTATCGAATGTATTGCTTCACTTCTTCCTTCGTGAGTTTCTCAACTTCAACCATACTGAAAGCGAGATCAACGAATTGGTCTTCAAGACAAACCATCTGATCCGCAATCTCTTTAATACGATCCGAAGTGGTTTCGTCCTGATGGTGCTTAACATACTCACGGTAAACCTTAATCATACCTTCAGCATGCTGAGTCTCATCCACTATGGACCAAGCAATGATCTGACCTAGTCCTTTGAGTTTACCATTTCTTGCAAAGTTAAGCAACATAACAAAGCTAGAGAATAGTTGCATGCCTTCTCCGAATGCAGAGATAGCAGCAATCTTCTCAGCCATTGGTGCTGCATTAAGATTGTTAATGTAGTCATGCTTCTCCACCATTTCCTTATACTGGAGGAACTCATTGTAGGTAGACTCAGGCAAGCCCAAGGTTTCAATGAGGTGAGCATAGGCTGCCACATGCAGGGCTTCCCTACCTGCAAAGCCACTCATCATCATCCTTACCTCAGGTTGCTTGAACACTGGGATGTAGTGGTCATGATAACCACTGCCAATGTCCAAGTCACCCTGCACAAAGAAGCGTAAGATTTTAGTAAGGAACTCTTGTTCCTGTTTGCTCAGCTTCTTATAGTCTTTAACATCCTCAGACATTGGTACTTCTGTATGAAGCCAATGGCTTTGCTCATGTTGCAACCAAGCATCATAAGCCCAAGGATATTTGAATGGTTTAAATGTTGTACGCTCTTGCGTGATATCTGATTTTGTTCTTACCATATCAACCTTCACATGCTAAACAAGTATCACCATCTGCCACCGTCTTCAGATCAATCTCATCTTCAATACGCTGACGCTTAATCTGAGCACCCACTTTATCTGCCTTCCGCACCTTCTCAGAACGGAGATAGTATAAGCTTTTCAGTCCACTCTTCCAAGCAAGGAAGTGAATGGCATGCAGATATTTAATGGATACATTGGCAGGAAAGAACAGGTTAATGCTCTGACCTTGGTCAATATATTGTTGACGATCTGCTGCAAGTTCAACCAACCAACGCTGATCAATTTCCATAGCAGTCTTAAACACTTCCTTCAGGTTATCAGGAATATCTAAGTGCTGTACAGATCCTTCGTTGCTGATGATGGATGCCCATGTATCATCATCATCCATACCCAGTGCAGCAAGTTGCACCTTCAAGAACCGATTCTTATAAACGAACGCTCCACTAAGTGTGTCTTGCCTAAATACATTCGCTCTGTACGGCTCGACTGAAGGACTAGTATTCCCCATGATAAGACTACTACTGGCATTAGGAGCAATAGCAGTGTGATGACTAAACCTTCTGCGAACAAGACCATGACCAGCATCGATGCAACTGCCACGCTGTTGCTCCAAGACAGAATCAGCCCATAGACACGAAGCATGTATATGTTTAAATATTTCATTGTTATAACTCTTAGCCATCACACCATCGATGGCTACACCTTTCTTCTGTAAAAAAGCATGGAAGCCTAGAGCACCAACACCGATGCTACGCTCCATCATTGCACTAAACTTAGCCCGAGAGATTGTTGACGGTGCTTTGTCAATGAAGTATTGCAAGACATTGTCTAGCATTTCCATAACATCCAAGATGAATTGCTTATCCTTCTTCCACTCATCATAGTATTCCAAGTTGAGGGAAGACAAGCAACACACTGCCGTGCGTTTCTCACTGGTAGGCAGAAAGATTTCTGTACACAGATTGCTGCCATTGATCTTCAAACCTTTGTTGCTTAACCAAGAAGGCATCGCTTTGTTAGCTGTATCAATGAATACCAAGTAAGGCTCACCTGTCTGCATGCGTAGGTCTAGGATCTTTTGCCACAGATACTTAGCAGACACTGTCTCAACCACTACACCAGTGGCAGGATTCTTCAATTCAAAACTGTCATCAAAGTCTGGGTCTTTCATGGCCTTCTCAATGATGGTCATAAACTCATCAGTGATGTTGATGCCATGATGCAGGTTCAAGGTGCGTACATTCTGGTCACCTGTAGGCTTACGCATCTCCAAGAACTGGATGATGTCAGGGTGATGAATGTCTAGGTAAGCAGCATAGCTACCTCGTCTTGTGCGGCCCTGACGATAGGCCAATGAACTTGCGTCATAGATTTTAAGGTGAGGCATAACGCCAGTAGACTTATCATCACCGTTACGAATGCCAACATGAACACCAACGCCTCCTCCAAACATAGAGAGCCAATTAGTTTCTGATAAGTTATCGACCAGACCTTCTGCACTATCATCCATATAGTTAAGGAAACAGCTAATAGGGAGGCCACGCTTAGAGCGACCAAAAGATAGGATAGGTGTAGAGTAGCTAAGCCAATGCTTGCTACTGTATTCATAAAGCCGCTGAGCATGTTCTTGATTGGAAGCAAACGATCCTGAAACATATGCAAATCTTTCTTGAGGACTAACCTCTTCTTCTCTCATGTAACTTTCTCTTAATCTCTGGATGCCTAGTTCATCAAACAATGCGTCCCGAGACAGGTCAATGTTGACCTTAAACTTTGCCATATAAATACTCCTGTTAGGGTGGGAAAAAAGGGAGCCGAAGCTCCCATGAAAAGAAAGGTAGTTATACCTCAGATGGCTACTGCTTGCTCTCAACAAATAAAGAAGGGAATAAGTTTGTTAGTACTATCTTACATTGTTCTGCTATCTCACGATGTTCTTTCTGTGTTGCTTTGTCACAACGAATATCCACATAATGCATCCAACTTCTGAGTGTACCATTCATGTACATCCTACTAGTAGTTAGTCCTTCAGGTAACACCTTTCGAGCTACTTCCTTAGCTATGCCCATGCCCAATGCAGCCTCATAGGACCGCTTAGCAGCGATTAAAACATCTTCCTGTAGCTCATCCCATACCTTAACCATTTCACGGTCTTGTACAGGGATTGAGTTCTGTCTATTCTTATTATCCTGCAGCCTCACTTCACTAGTTTCATAGCGTGAGGAAATAGCATAGCGTTGTGAGAATTCTTGGAAGCTAAAGCTACGATGACGCAGGATCTGACGAGCAATATCCCGAGTAGTTTCAATTTCCATACAGACATTGACCATCTCAAATGGTGACCAATGTTTGTTATTCATCAGATACTTCAGAAGCTTAGGAGCTGTCTCAGGATTGTCCTGATTCTCTGGGTTGCTCACCCTCGCCATGTACGCTATCAGGTGTTCCGCATTCGGAGTTGCCCATATCAAAGTTACCGACATATTTCTTTCCTTCTTCAAGACCATTCTGAATGGCTGTCATTATACCCAAGTTAAGTAAGATGTTTCTTTCTTCATTGGTCATATCAAATGAATAGGTTGCACTACCGTCTTCATTCTCTTTCAACAATTCTACATTCATTTCTTTTTCCTTTCTGATTTTTCTTCCTCTGTCTTCACCTTATGACAAGGCTTACACAACACTTGAAGGTTCTCAATTTCACAGAAGATGCGGTCAATGAATGAGTCCCATCCAATGAACCCCACCTTAGGATCTACTACTGGTAACACATGATCTACCTGCACATCGGCAGCAACAAAATGCTTCTTACATTTAGCACACTTGTAATGCATTGCCAGTTTGCCTGTCTTCTTGTTAGTCTTCCTGCCAACGAAGGCTTCTTTCAAAGCCTTGAACTTAGGAGGCCAACGCCTAGATGCAGCTCTTAGTGCAGAGGTGACGAAGCTTCTAAACCTAGCGTCTGTCCACTCGCCACCGTTTCTTTTCTTATCTACCAATTTGTGTATCTACTAAATGCGACATGTCAGCAGCATCGTAATGCACAAATAAATCTCTGGCTATCGCCAGTGCTTCGTCAATATCCAGAGCAACAAACTCAGAAAGATATTTATCATACTCCCCTTCAGCCACATGCTCAACAACATAGCCATTGCTTGCCTCTCTAATGGTTACTGAATTAACTTTCATTCCAGTCCTTCAATATCTACGAAACGAAAGATGACATCCTTAGCATCCATTCGTTCCAACGAAGCAGTTAAGTTTTCAGTGATGGCTTCACTCAGCACTTCTTCATTTAAGTAGACATTGGGTAGGTCTTCAGGTCTGAAGAAAACTTTAAGGTGGATATCAACAGCAATCATAATCGTTCCAATCTTTCTTCCACTAGTCGGGCATAGCCAATGATGTCATGCCATGAGTCATGATACCAAGGATCACCATTAACAATGCGAGAGATTTTATTACAGATGAGGTCAAGGCTTTCCTTCATATCATCATCCATTGAAGTCCACTCAGCACCAGAACGAAGAGTGTCTTTCAATGCTTGTGAAACTCTGGAGACATCTTCTTTGTAGTTACCATACCTAGTACCACGCTGTGCCAGTGTGTCATCTACATTCATTGAATGCCTCCTACTGTCTTTGTGTTAATGGTGAAGCTACCATCACCAAAGCTGTCATGGTTTGGATCGTAGGCAAAGTCACCCACATCAGCAAACACTTTGCCACAATAAGCAACAAGCTTATCTGCAAGCTTATCGTCTTCTTCCATGTGCTGAATAGTTGCTGCCAATATCATAGCCATACCAATCAGGTTATCTGTATCATCTTGGCTAATAGTTAGAGGACCATAGCCACTGACCAACACCTGAAAACTCTTGGTGTATACACCGTCCACAATAGTAGGACGGAGAATCAGTGCAATGTCATTAGGCTTTAAGCTTGTGGGGGAGTCCATATTTGTCCTTCATATCTGCGTAAGAAAAGAAGCTGAGCATTCTCTAACACACGCTCAGCATTACCCTCGTAAGCTTCCAACACTTTGTTGTATAGCTCAAGTTCATTTGTTGTGTCCCCAATTATTTTGGCTGCTTTCACTGGACCAACACGGAATAATCCTTTGATGTTATCAGCAGCATCACCTGTCAGCATCTGCGTGTACAACTTTACCAGAGCTTCCTCTGGTTTGATGTAATAGCCTAGATGTTTAACAAAGTTGTAATGCCAACCAACAATCTGATCTAAGTCTTTATCTAAAGACACAATGACACAATTGTCACCAAGCCTTGTAGCTTCAATGGCAATTGCATCATCGGCTTCCTGACCATCAGAGATGGTGGCTCCCCATTCATTTACCAAATAGTTTCTAAGGAAAGCTAGATGCTTTGGCTTAGGCTTGTCCACTCTGTTACCTTTATAAGGTACGGTGGTAGCTATCTGATATCTGAAGTTGTTCTTACCTGTTAAGAACATGTGCCAGTCATCTACAAAACAATCGGGATAGATGTTATCAACACCGCACATGAGGACATCAACTACTAAACGATCCAGTGTTCGCTGTGCCGTTGCTTCGTCTTCGTCCTCACATGCAGATGCTGCTCGATATGCGAAGATGTCGCTATCGAACAGGGCTTTCATTTACAGCACATCCTCATCGTCTGCACTGATGCCACTACCTGCAGCATACTCAACCAAGTCAGTGATGACCAGCTTCTTCAACGAAGGGCTAACACCTTTCTTGTTCTTGTATGTCCAAGAATAGCTAGATACCAAAGCCTTAGCCTTACTACCGTTGCCAATGGCTTCAGTAATCTCATCATTGTCTGTATCAAAGACACGCATAGGCTTCTCTGATTTGCATGTGATGTAACGACCCATGTCAGACTTCTTGTCTTCGCCAGTCTGAACACTGATGCCCATCTCTTCCAATGCTTCAACAGCAGCATCAGACAAGTTGCACAAGTTAATCTGGAACTTGCCAGACATGTCGTTCACCTTGTTATGTTGACACCAAAAGATATCAGCCTTAATCTTAATAGCTTTCTTTTCTTCACTCATAATTTTCTCCAATATGAAAACCCACCTGTATCGTTAGTGGCACTCACGCCAGTTGTTGCCAACCTTACCTTCGGCATCTACTGGACAACGGAAAGCTAAAGCTTCACCTGCTTTGGTTGCTGCTTGCTCGATGAGCTTAGCTGCTTCCTCTGCCTGATCTTCTCTCACTTCCCATTGTGTTTCGTCATGTACAAACGCCAACAGTTTAGCATCTATCTGCTTCTCTTGCAACAGCTTTGTTGATTCAACAAGCCACTGCTTAGCAATGATAGCTCCTGCACTTTGCAGTAATGTATTCAAAGCTGCATGCTCAGATCTAACCCACACCCTACGCCCATCCAATGCAGGGAGGTGACCCTTAGCCATCAGCTTAGATATCTTCTTCTTCAGTTCAGCAAGGCCGGGTGTGTTATTGATAAAACTATCAATAAGTTTCTTGCCTTTACTACTGTTACCACCAACAATCGATCCTGCCTTGGCAGCACCTGCACCATACAACACACCATATGTCAGGGTCTTGGTAGTATTCCTAGCCTTCTTATGCTCAGGATTGTTATCGTCCTTAACAGTACCCTTCTCCACCAAGCCAAAGCTTTGTGCATTAAACCAGTGGATGTCACCCTTAAGCAACTCATCAATCCATTCCTGATCCTTGAGGTAGTGACCTAAGCAACGAAGCTCAATGCCTGACAGGTCAACACCAACCTGCTTATACCCAACAGGCACACGCCACATCTCTCTGCACTCAGCACCAAAGGGACTACCAACCGCAGGAACTTGTGCCATGTTAGGACTACTGTGTGTAGCTCTGCCAGTGACAGCACCATTAGTAGTGACTCTACCGTGTACTCGTCCATCATCGCCCACCAGTTCCAACCAACTACTGATCTGAGCCACACGCTTTTGAATCATTAAGTATTCAGCTACAAGCTTAGCCTCAGGCAAGTCAATCTTCTCAAGCACAGCTTCATCCACAATGACATTGCCTTTGTCTGTGTGTTTAGTAAACTTAACACCAAGCCCTGCCAATCGCTCAGCAATTTGCTGCCTACTTCCGGGATTAAAGACGGTAATCTTATCCTTCAGTTGCTTGCCTGTCTTCTCAGAGATACGCTGCTCAACGATAGGAGGGAACACCTTCTGCATACTCTCCTCAATGTCAGACATGCGTCCACTGAGGGTGGCATTGAGTACCATAGCTTTCTCCATATCTAACATGAAGCCATTGTCTTCCATGCCACGACAGATGATGGCAACATCATGCTCAAGCTGAATGCTTTGTAGGGAAAACCCTTCCTTCACCATCACTGTTGTCAGGTGGTTGTACAGTTTCTCAAGCAGCAATACATCCTGCTCACAGTAGATAGCCATGCTCTCAGTGTAGCCACCATCAAAGTCAGTAAAGCCAATCTTGTGACTACCCAAGCGATAGCCCCATGCCTCTAGGCTGTGTGGACTAGGGGCTTTGCCCTGCTCAGGAATAACAATGTCAATGTCAGGCTTGTATAGACGAGACATCACCAATGTATCCACTAACTTGTTGTCAGGAATGCCAACACCCCATACCTTCTTCAGGACAGGTGCATCAAACCCAATGATGTTGTGGCCTACCACTTGCTCACCATCTAAATATTCTTGCAAGGTGTCGGCTTCCCGCCAGTGCCTTACCTCACCAGTGGTGTTGTGCTTAGTAACACACAGCCAGATGGTGTCATGTTTCAGGTTTGTCTCTATGTCTAAGAAGATCATCGTCCTTGTCCTTATCATTTTGTCGGAGATTGTTAACATCTACCGACTGTTTGTAATCTTCTACTGAGTCTTTGCCAAAGATGGCATTCCATCTAGTAGCCCACTCATCATCAGCTATTGTTCTGGGACGCTGAGTATGTCCCTTTCCTCCATCACTCATCGTAAAACTGCCACACCACTACAGGTGTGTCCTTTCCTATGTAAGCACCCTCAATATTAAAGTCGATGTATTCAACGGCTTCGTCATGAGACATGCCATCTCTAATTGTTAACTGCTCCACCATCTTGTCACTGTGGTAGACCAGTACATCAACACGCTCATTACCATTCCATATAGATGCCATACCTAATATGGCACTATCAAATCCATCCCACTTCTTCATAGCATAAGTCCTTCCATTGTTGAATCAATCTCGAACATTCTGCCAGTGTCTTTGTTATAAAGCAAGCTGCAAGCAGGTCCAGTCGAACCTGCGAAACGATTTTTGAGGACCCTCACCTTGGTGGTGTTACGCTCAACAGGATCATCAGCCTGACCATTCCTCTCTAGCGATATCACCATGTCACTAAGCTGTGCAATGGCAGCACTACCTCGAAGCTGAGCTAGGCTAGTGGTTGCACCTTCCTCATGTCCCTTGTCTGATGGACGCTTGAGGTGGCTAACAATGATGAGGGCAATGCTAGTTTCCTGCACAAGCATGCGAAGCTTGGTCATGATTTCGTCAATGGCCTTACGCTCATCACCATTGTCCTGACTAGACACGATGATAGACAGGTGATCTAGGAATACATACTTACATCCCAATCCCTTAGCCATATACTTAACACGATTGACAATGTTCTCAATGGCTGTCGATCCAAAGTGATCAAAGAAGTAGAGGCGACCAGTGCCTAGTGTCTTGTCGAATGCATCCTTTCGTACTACTTCAGATACTTCAGATGTGGGCAGATGCATAGGTACATCAGCAGCAAGGCTCATCATTGACAGACTAGTCTTACGCACACTCTCTTCCAAGAACATCAAGCCAATGTTGTCACTGCTGTTCTGTAACAGATGCCACACAATTTCTCGTAGTGTTTGACTCTTACCTAGTCCACTACCTGCTGTGAATGTAACCAGTTCACCTGCTCTGATGCCATAGGTAATGTCGTTGAGTCCCTTCCAAGGGTAGAAACAATCTGCTGCTTCCATTGGTGTAGACACTAGTTCCCACAACCCAGTGCCACTGACAATACCATCAGGAACAAACGGCTCTGCTGCCCACCACCTAGCTACGAATGCAGCTTCTTTGTTATCTGACAGCCACTCACATGCATCCTTGTATGCGGGATCTGGTTTAAATATCTTGCACTTACTGCCAAACAATTCAGCAACTTCCTTCGCTGCCTTCTGCCCTGCCTCATCACCATCGAAGCACAGCACAATGTTTTCAAAGCTGTTGATGTATTCGTAGTTTGCTTTAGCATCTTTCAATGCACTACCTGCACCTGTGCGAATAGATACCACAGGGTATTTACTACCTGTCAATTGGTATGCTGCCAATGCATCGAACTCACCTTCAGTGATGGTGAGATACTTACCATTAGATGGATACAGATGTTGTCCAAACAAAGTACCCTTGCTCCATCCACCTACAGTGGTGAACTTCTTATCCTTCACTTCTCTACGCTTAGCTGCTACCAGTTGGGAGTTACTGTCGTAATAGGGGAAGTAGTAGAAACCCTCATGGCGTACAACACCATAGCGTTCCATTGTGGTTTTGTTAATGCGTCTGTCTGAGACACTCACACTAACGCCTTCGTTGTAGCTTTTAATAAAGCTACTGGTGTCCTTGGTATCACTGTCTACATCAATCACTTCTAGTCTTTCGTTGTTGGTTGATGGGATGTATGTGTTACATACAAAACATTTGGTGGACATGTCTTCATTCAGTGATAGTCCATCACTGCTTCCACATGTCTCACAAGGTAGGTGTGTCTTTAGGAATGCCATTGCTTTTGTGAGTTACTTTGTTGGTCTTGAGTACAGTTTCGTACCCATTAAATAGCTTAGACATTCTAGCATCGTGTTGACTAGACAGACCAATCAATAGATTGGATAGTTCATCCTCTGTTGGTTTCTTCTCACGATCCAACAGCACCCACAGGATGGTGTCAATGTCCTCTCTAGTTATCCATGCTGCCATGATGAGGTCTTCTAGTTCATGTAGTTTCATTTGTTTTCCTCATAGGTAAACAATCCAATGGAGATAAAGAACCATGAAAGTACTACAGTAAATCTAGCAAACTCTGTCCAGTTACCTGCGTTGTAGTCCCAGTTAATGAAAGCCCCGATGATGTAACACACAGCCATGATGTATGTACTGATGAACCAATTCTTCATGTGTTCTTCTCCTTGATCCGTTGTGTTAAAGATTTCCTTGGTTCTTTTTTTAACAAGGCTAATTCGGTTTCTAGTTTTTCAATACGCTGATAAACTTTTTCTAGGTTTATATTTGTTGCTTCTGCTAAACGATGTATAGCGTTAGCAATTTCTAATTCCATCATGTGTTCTTCTCCTTTAGTTTGGCTTCAATGGCTTGATAAAAATCTCGATTGGCTTCTTTTTCATCGGAATCCAAATTGATCGTTATCCACACCACGCTTTCTGCTTCTAAATACTCCTCATCCGTCAGTCCTTCCCATGTGCGCTGTTCTTCGAGAGACTCAATCAACTTGTCTATATATTCTTGAGGGTTGCAGTATCTACACCCATCACCAACAAGCTTTGTTCTTAAATCACATTTGCATTTACTCATTTCGCTGCCTCCATATACAAGCCAACATTACCCAGTGCATAACCAATAAAGGCTATACCCAACCCAGTGTTACCCTTGAGCAGCAACTCCACAGCCACCACTGCATAGACAACACCAACAATTGCAATCAGCCAAGCACTCATGATTGCACCTTGAATTCTTTTAACACTCTTACAAGAGAGTTAATAAGTTCCCAGTCTTGATCTTCAGACTGTCCCTTAAGTTCAAACTCAAGCAACCACTCAAGTTGTTCAACAACAATAGCCTCTTGTTCCATTTGATTTAGTTCCATATCAGTCCCACAATGATCTGTAATATTTACCAAACAACATGAAAGCTTTCTTCATCCTAGCTTCATGTGCATCCAAACCTTCCCAGTCAACTTTAATTTTATTAATCTGTTCTTCCAGACTATCCTTCTTATCCACACCACTATGGTCATAAAACTTGTCTGTCGATTTGTCATCAGCCAGTTCATTAAAAGCCCAGATCATTTCATCCATCACCCAGTCCCACCGCTTGAAGTGGTTGTCATCAATGTCCCAACTGTTTTCCTTTGGCAAACATGAAGTGCTTCGCAAAGTCTTAGGCACATCCTCATCATCCACATTAGGACTGCCATGCTGTGTCGCTTTAAGTTGCTTGAGCATGGGCAAGATGATGAGTGACAATGTGTGATCCATCGCCCATGTGTCATACTTGTCTAGTTTCACAATGACAGTGCGCTTCTTTCTTTCATGCAACCATTGCAGAACATTCCCCACCCATGTCTCACTGAGCCACTCACCCCACTTGTATGCCTTGTCTTTACTAACCCCAACCTTAGTTGTTAGTTCAGCCAGTTGATATGGCCCAAGCCAATTTGGATATTTTCCTATGTAAACTTTCATACCAGTCCCCTCATTTCCTGTGTCACTGTTGCACTACGCAAAGTGTTCTTGATGTATGGTGTTAGGCTCTGCGGTGTGGCGTGGCCTGACACTGACATGATGTTTGTAATTGGTACACCAACTTCAATCATCTCTGTGATGGCTGTCCTTCGCAAGTCCTGCAACACTAGGTCACTAGGTATGTTTGCATCAGCCATGATTTGTTTAGCCACCCTCGACAGATTGAACAAGCTGTAAGGTAGTAAGCCACCCTTCCTATCAGGAACATTGGATGGTGCAATGTATTGCTGCCAACCAAACTCAGCTTGCTGTTGTCTCAGCATTGTTAGCAAGCCTTGGCTTGTCGGGATAGTCACCCTAGACCTACGCTTGCTTTGTTCCAAGTGCAACACACCCTTCTCTAGATCTATCTGATCCCATCGTAGCTTACGCATGTCACCCATACGCTGTCCATATTCATAGCCCATCTGCACAATGAGTCCTACATTCCTCCACTTGAATGTGGAGTAGGCAGTGTTCATGAATGCTCTAACATCTTCCCTAGTCCATACAGTTCTGCGAGGTTTGTCTGCCCTTCGTAGCACCTTGCTGAATGGATTGTGTGTGATGTAGCCATGACGAATAGCAAAGTTGAATAGCAAACGATACACTGCCAAGGTATGGTTAGCTAGGCTAACACTATGCTCAGCGTGTGTCTCATATATCTTCTGACAATGCGGAGTGACTAAGTCACCAAGTTTGCATTGATACAGAGCAACACCATTAGCTTTGCTATCCTTCCATCCCTGTAGATAGTAGAGATAGTCATGCTGTGCTTTAGCACTAAGCTTGGTGTAAGTGATGTTGTTCTTGTATGCCTTGACTAAGTCAGCCACCTTCGTCTTCTCAGAGATATCTTTAAGATATCTAAGTTCTTTACGCCAGTTGTCTAGTTTAGCATTCAGTTCTTCAGCTAAGGCAAAGGCTTTGTCCTTGTCAGTGCCAAGCACTGTGCGTTGAACAACACCAGCATCCACCACATCCTGAGGTGGGTTGTATCGCCACTTGGTTATGCCTTCGGCTGCCTTAGCCAGTGTTACATAGCGAGGCAAGTTCATTCTTCTCTCGCCTTCATCATCAGGTCAGCCAACTTGTAAGCCCTTGCAGGAATCTCTTCATCCTTAAGAACCCAATTGCTACCAAGCATAGCTTGCATAACTCTAGTTGCGAAGTAGTCACGCAAGGTCATGCCATCTTTGTATTGATCAGGGAAAGCTGATTCCATATTATGTTGTTCCATCATCACCTCCTAGTGCATAGAGTTTTTCTGCCATATCAATCAAGTCATCCTTCTTCACTAGCTTGTCAAGCCAACGAGTGGGGATACCCTTCAGTCCATACTTACGCCCTGCCAACATACCAGTCACTGCACCGACAGTGTCAGCGTCATAGCCTTTGTTAACAGCCATAACCAAAGCTTTCTCAAAGCTTGAGGTTTCTTCTACACATTCCCATGCTGTGATGTAAGCATGATTGATAGTGCCTGTGCTACCAGAGTCACGCTGATGACGCAGACAATCAAAGGCATCATCCTTCTTACCTGACATAAGCTCAGCAACAAAGGCAGTGATGTAATGGATGGTGTCAGCATTACCATGTGTCATCAATGACACAGCAACACTCTGTGCCACAGCATCAGGCATGTTGTTGTGATTGGCTAACACAACTGGTGCAATACGCATGATTGATCCGTTACCACTGGCATTGATAGCACAGCTACCTGCATAGGGATGTGTTGGGGTGATGCGTTCAATGGCTTCACTACAAGTACGGCCTATGTCAAAGACATAGTTGCGAGTACCAAAGTAGCCAGTCTTTTTCCACATCTTAAAGTTCATGGCAATGGCCTCAGGGTTGAAGCGTTTGCTGCTTATGTAAGCATCAGCAATAGCCACAGCCATAGCACCATCGTCTGTCCACTCACCCTCGGCAGTGTCATGTACACCACCACCTTCCATCTCTGTCAATGTCTTCGTCATCTCATGTGGTCTAACAAATTCAAGGGGAGCACCCAGTGCATCACCGATGAACAAACCCATGAACATACCAATTGCTTTATCTTGATGCATGTATTTTCTTTATAAAGGTGGGGTACTCGCTGCGTCTGTGTTGCATCCACTGGGAACTCCCAGAGGCACAGCATCCGCTTTCCCCCGTTATCTATTAAGCGAAGGCAATGTCTTCGGCAATGTTCCACAGTTCGCTGTTGATGCGGATGTTTTCTTTCACGCTGTTAACAGCACGAGCTTTACGCATCACACCATTGGGGTGCTTATCAGACAAGCTCTTAACGAATGCGTTGCCACGGATAACACCTTCCTGAATACGATTGAACACAGTGAATGCATCCATGTAGTTGTCTTCGTAACGAGAGACACGCAACACATCAGCCACTGTCTGAGGGGTAGCATATACACCATTGGTCTGCTGTTCAAGCATGTCCCAACGAGTCTCAACACCACGCTTAGCCATCATCACAGACTGATGTGGATCGAGTGTCACACTACGCAACTTCTCAAGACGCTCCATCATGGTGGGCAATGTAGCCACAGTGTTGCGAAGCATTTCCTCAAAGCCATTCAGTGCCTTGCTGTGGTAGATGCGAGACTGGAATCCATCACCTGCCACAATGCCATTGGAGCAGACGAAACGGAAGCAACCTGCAAACAACTTCACAGAACCTGAGCCATCGTGAGAGTTGTACAAAATAATTTCAGGACGAATGTCACCAGTGCCAAAGTCAATGTCCCATGTCTTAGCGAAGGCTAACATGTGGGCAGAGTGAGCAGGGTTGAGGCTACGGCTACGCTTCTGAGCCGCTTGCACTGGAGCATAACCATAGTCTTGCATTACAGGAATGATGTCGCTTGTGTTCAATGACACATAACGATCGGTAAGTTTGTCAGACTTGGTAGTGCTGAAAGCAGCAGGTGCAAGTTGTTGAATGCGTTCTGTCGTGAGAGCAGAGTTGTTTGCATTGCGAGAGAAGATGACATGTTTAGCCATGATGTTTCCTTTGGAAGAGTGAATGAGTGTCAGCAACTGACGAATAATTATAACCACAAAATTAGGGGCAGTGTCAATATGTCTATCGACTTACCCCTACAGTTTACTCAGGCTTTTTAACCAGAGGTATCACATCTGTCCAAGCGGCTAGATGAATAGTGTCTCCGAACATATCTAGGCAGTAGCTATACATGCCATCGAGATGATCGTAGTAGAAGACAACGCCAGTGTTTGGCATTTGTACATAGCTCTTAGGCTTCACCGAATACAGCGGTGTCACTGGCTGTTTGTCGAAGTCTCGAATGTCCACTTCTGATAACATCTTTTTCTTCCTGTTCAAGGTGTTGTTGTTTGCTTTGTGTGCCTTTGAAATAGCCACGGACATAGTGTTCACCCATCCACTTGAGCTGCATAGGTAAGCTACGCTGTCCATGTACAAAGCCTAGCTGATAACTGATGTCTTCATTCATAACAGGATGAGTGCCAGTATGAAGAGCAAGGCAAAGCAAGTATACAGTTGTTTATCGCTCATGTCTAGGCTCCGGTGGAATGCTAGTAGGTAGAGGTTGTGCAGGGAAAGGCCACACTGGTGGTGTTTCCTGTTTAGGTGGTGGTGCTTTAAGCATTGGCTGAGTCCTTTCGTTGTACAGGTTTAGCTAACAACCACTTGTCTCCGAGGTAGCGAACACTTCGCACCCACTGTCGTTGGTTGTGTCGGTTGATACGCTTGTCAACACCTTCGGTGTTGAACAATTGGCGAACATGTTTTAATACTTTGATATTCATATCAGTCCTTTACAATACGGAAGTTTCCAATTTCTACCATCTCTCGGTTGGCAAAGAACAACCCATCGAGGTAACGCTCCAGTGCCAGTGACGCATCCTTCAGTGTGGCATAACGCTTTGGCTTGAAGTCTCCACCATCTGTCACATCAAACTCTAGGCAGTGCCACTTGTCACGCAGTCGGGTTTGTATCTTGTACATATGTATACCTTTCATAAGAACGAATCTTGCTGTCACCATCGGTGTGCTTAGTCACCCACCGAATAGCTACACCATCAGAGTGGAGACGCTGTAACAACAGCGACAAGTCACAGTCTTCCTCAAGGTACACATTGTCTTTGTACTGGTAGCTGTAGCTGCTTACATCAGGGGCAATGCCCAAGTTCTCTAACACCTTACGCTTCACCTTGCCCCATCCATGTCCTGCATCGGTGTATACAGTGATGGTGAATGTTTTCTTATCTGTCATAGGTTGTTATCCAAAATATATTTAGCATCGGCAATGTCTTTAGACAGTGCCTCTATCCACTTGCCATCATCAATGTACTTGTCAGCAGACTCAGTCAGTCGCTTAAGCACACCTCGAATGTCAGCCTTAGCACCCTTGGAAATGACAGGGAATCGTTCATTCCTTTCCATGCCTCGGATGAATGCATACCAGACCTTCGACTTGGGAGTGTAGAAGGTGGTTGCAATTTCCTTACGCTCATAATTCTTGGTCATGTTCGGATGAACATAAGCATAGTGCATACCAAAGGTATGAGCAGTCTCTTCCTGCTTGCTTACATCCAAGGTGAAGAGAACATCTCTCGCCTCATTGAATGTGTCCCATGTGTTGTTACCCTGTGCATCACAGGCATAGTCGCCATTGGCCTTCTCTACCATGTAACCTTCGGATGTTTTAATAACTTGATTCATCATGCCTCCTGTACAAATGCATCAGCAATTTCCCAATCAGTGGCATTAGAAAAGATGCCTTGATCGTAGGGAATAAAGTCACCACCATCCATGTCACTAGCTATTTCCATAGCTTCCTCACTGTTACTAGCATTGACATAAACATACAAGTATGTTGTCATCTTAGCCACCACTTTGTATCGATTACTCGTAGTCATCACATGCTCCTTCCATCACATCATGAAGTGCCACACCATACACTAGGTCATTGGCACTGCTCTCGAATGCCCTACGAGTGTCTTCAATCATCTCCGCAATGCTGTCATTAGGATAGTCTTCGACTACCTCCCAAGGCACAATGCCCCAGTCACCAGAGGTGAAGTCTTCCATCTGAATAATCTTCAGGATGGTGTCATAAGACATAGTGTCAGGATGTTCAGACAACCATTGGTTGAGAGCAAACCTTTCACTCACCTTCATCTTCACAGGGAAGTCAAGGTCAGCACTGATCATGTAATAGCATTGTCTATTACGCAACTTCACATAACAGAACGGATGATCGTCACCATCAGCAGGGTCATTGCCCTGCACCGCATCCTCCAAGTCATCAGCCGATAGGTAGATAACATCTACCAAAGTGTCATAGTCTTCGAAGCTCTTACCTGCAGGGACGGACATGCCTTCCTCTGCCAAGTCACTACGCATTCTGATCTTGTTCATTGTGTGTTTCCTTTCAGGATTAGTTCTCGCTTAATGAGGGGAAGGTAAACCTTGTTACCAAGGAATTGATACTCAAACAATTGATCATCAACAATCTTGTCTGAGTGTGCTTTTGCTGCTTTCAATGTCTTGAAAGAAGCAACAGGGCTAGTGCTATTGGGATAGCACACAATGTATTTGTATCTGTATCTCATATCACCACCATGAATCGTAGAACACTGCCTTGCCATCAGCGATAGCTTCCCTTGCCACCTTGACAAAGTCACTAACACTCTCAATATCTTCAGGATATATTTCCTGAGCACCGAAGAAGAACCCATTGACAGGCACTAGCTTGTTGTTGCCAGTGTCCATCTCCAGTCTGTCTAGATCTGAAAGATCAAGACGAACAGTGGTGCAGTTGAAGTCGTGTCGAAGGCCACGCTTTTGGCGGTACAAATCCTCCATCCAACCATGAAGTGCATTAAATTTACGCCAATAGCTGATCTGCATAGCGTCATCACCCAGTGCCACATCAACGACACTGTCACCAACGGTGGTTGCATCCACCGTGAAAGCATACATATCAAGTCCCATGATTATTCCTTGGAAAGTTAATTGTTGAATAATAGAAGTCGAGGATTTCATCCTCTGTTAGTTCGAAGTCGATGTCACTCAGTGCCACAGCAATGCCAATGTCATAACTGTTTCGAGCAACACCTGTCTCGAATATCAGGGGTGTCTTCATGTCAGCTACGGCAAACATGAAACACCATCCTGTCATCATCAACTGTCAGCCAAGTCTTACGGCTAACAGAATCGTAAACAATAATGTCACCGACATTAATTGTTGCACCAGTCTTGCAACAGATGCCCTTGAATTTAGCCTTCATGACTCGTTCCATATTGCCTCCGACAATTGTTCAAAAACAAATAGCTTCGCTACCTTGATAGCCTCAACCATTGTGTCAGCACATCCAATGTAGGTACTGCCTTCATCGTCATTGAATAGCTCATACACCTCGGCATCCTTATCCCACTTAGCCCACACCTCGTAGCCTACTTTCTCAAATACTTTTCTCACGATAAGTCCCTCGTATAAATAACACCACGCTTTACCCCATCGGCAGTGGTCATTGCCTTCATTGCCACCACATCAGCCAACCCTATAGGTTGCTCAGTGGCTTTCACTACAAAGCTTGCATACTTATAAGGGTTATAAGTAACTTGCCTACCTACCATGCTGAGGAAATCAAAGTAGTTATCAACTCTGTTGGTGCAGTAGTTAATCCAAGTGCCACTAACACCTGCATGGACATTCTTACGCTTCTCTCGAAGCACTCGCTGTCGCCCTGCCTCTGACACCAGTAGCTTGCATCCCTCAAGCACCACAGTATCACTGTAGGCAATCACTCTACCTTTGCGGTCACCTTCCAAGGCTTTAATGCTGAAGCATTTCTTGTGGAGGTTGAAGTAAACGAATACTTTCATTGTGTTTCCTTTCAGGAAAGCTTAGTTAATAACCAAAACTTTACAGCCACAAATGCTGCAAAGCAGACAGTGCCTATCACATAGTCCATATCATTTCCTTTCAGGAAAGAAGCTGATTGCATTGGTTGTTAGTTCAGCATCCATCATTTCAAACATGATCGATTTAGCCCTGTTCAGATACTGTCTAGCAGTCTCTGTGTCACCCAGTGCCATTAGCTCTTGAGCATCTGACATAAGCCCTGCCACCCACATCCCGCCACCTGCTAGTCGGTAGCTGATCGAGTCCTTGACGCTTTCTTTGAAAGCTTTCATGTCACAACCATACATTTGCATTTCTCTGTCTGTCATGTTGTTTCCTTTCAGGAATTTGCTGCCTCAGCCATTGCAATTTCACTGTCAATAGTGACAGCATCAAACACCTGTTGCTTCGTGCCTTTGTAACCCATACCCTTAAGAATTGCATAGCAAGTCTTACCCTTGGAAGTCAGACGCATTCCCTTCATCTCCAGTTTAAGACCTTGTCTTAATGAACGGAGACGGAAAGCTTCGATTTGGAGGGGTGTAGTTAATACCATTTTGTTTCCTTTAGGAAAAGAGAAGCGACATTGCTTCTGTTAAAGCTAAGCTTTAGCCCTAACAGAAACCCACTGTCTAGCACCGACCCCAGTGCCACAATGGAGAATGTCTCTCACACATATTATCAACATGATATGTAAGCATGTCCTATGCATTCACCCTGCATAGACTGGGCTGATCCATAGGTTGCGCTGTCACCACAACCCGACATCAGTATAAATTTTTAAAGATCAGAACGACTGAAGCTTTGCTTCACAGCAGGGCTTCACCCTATAAAGAATACTCAATGGCACTCTGAAAAGCCCCTTAGGGCTTTCCGGAAAGTCATCAAACAACAAAGCCTGTTTGGTCAAGCTTCGCTTTACCTTTAGCATACAGTCCGACAATGACTTTGTCATCGAGGTGACGAACATCAGAGTTGTCTCCAGAGACAACAGGAATTCCCATGAATGTCATCGGGATATCTTTTTCCTTACGGAAAACCACCGCCATTCTCATGTTGTTAAGCAAAGCTTTTTCGACATAGGGTTGAAAACCCTCAACACCAGAATAACTGAATGTCAGGTCATAATTCTTAGGCAAATCTTTACGATTTGCATCCTTGGTGTAATCATAGAATTGCACATCAGGAAAAGCAGCAAATATGTTTACATATTCAATGCCATCGGCATCGGTAAAACCTACGGTTTCCCAACGAATGTCGCTAGTACCGTTTAATCTGACCAAAGGCTGTAAGCCTTGCTTGTTAGCTTTCTTGATAAGCTTTGCAATATCAACAACAAGTTGTTGCATGAAACTGTTTCGCTCTGTAAAAAACCATACGGTTTTATTGATACGAGCCGTTTGAACTGAGCTAAAAGCTCCACGACCTGCAGTGAATAAGCAAGCTACATCACATTTGGCAGTCTTTGCCATAGAACAAGTGTTCCACTTGGTAGTTGTTGCCGGAGCTAAATAGAGAATGCCAGTTAAGAAGCCTATGGCTTCACCCTTGGTAGTTTTGGCATCAGTAGATACCGAAAGCAGAGCTTTAGACTTGAACATTGTGTTTCCTTTCAGGAAGTTTGTGGCAACATTGCCGAAGAGCCTCAATTGTAACGCTATCAAATAACCCTGTCAATCACAGGGCTTTTCTTGAGCCAACAAGGGTTTTACCCTTGAACAACAGGGCTTCATCATAACAACCCATCCACTGCAATGCTTCAGCTTTGCTGAGAGTGTAGTGAACCTTTTTGAAGCCGACCCCAGTTACTTTGTAACCAAACACCTTGCACAAGGCAAGCTTGATTTGATCTTCCCAAAGGATAACTAAGCCAGTGGTGCTAAGCACCATAGTAGACAAGCTGAGAGTTTGGAGAGCATCGTAATCGGTCATTTTTGTTCCTTCATGTCTTTCATTTAACTTAAGAGAAAAAGTATTTCCCTTTCTCATACTGATGAAAGGGATACTTTTTCTGTTAAATGAAAGACATGGGTTTACGCATACATACGCAGATCTTTCTATATTTAAACAAAAGAAGATGCCAGCAAAGCTGTCATATCTTTTGTGTATATAAATATAGAAAGTAATGACAGAGTTGTCCACAGTTTGTTAATATCGCAATTTGAGATGTTGTGGATAAGCTTGTTTTGGGCTGTGGATAACTTCATTGGATCGATGAGGTTTTGGGGTAGATTTGCTTAAATTTTAAGCAGGATGGGATAGCATAGCTAAGGTATAAGCTTTGGTGATGGATATACCGACCTTCATTCAGGGGGGATATGCTTAAAAAATAGGCAACTTTTTTCGTTTTTTAACATTGTGAACCGATTTTGAATCAGTATTCAAAGATCTTCTAAGTTATTGAATTTATTAAAAAATCTTTTCTTTTGAGTTGAATGCATTCTTGATCTTTGATCCACCTACATTGTGCAATGCATGTCGCAACGCATTGCCCAAGCGCAGGGCTGTAGCGGGGGCGGGCGTGGGCCACGGGGGGGT